AACTATGGATAAGTGATGATGAGCGCAATGAATTTGAAGAAAAGATAGTGGGCAATAAAATCATCAGTGAATTTAGAGATTTTTATATCGGTTCACGCATGACATATATAGGATATGTAAAACCTACATATAGCGTGTCCTATCTATCAAAACGCAAATGAAAATCAATCAAGACATAATGCAAAATGTGATCATGGTGCTCTATATAAGCACTATGGTCTTGTTTGTGCTAGGTTTGTTATTAGGTTATTAAACATATGAAACGATATCCACCGTCTGAAAAATCAACTTTTGCTTACTGGTTTGCTCATTGGAGAGCCTTCAATAAAACCGCATGGAGACTGGGCGTATGGAGGCCCAAATATCTCTTCCATGACATCGAAAAGCCTTTCTTGATGTGGCTATGGAAGGACTATCCGCGTGTGCAGAAATGGCATCGCACTCATAACTCACATCACTGGGAATATAATGATTGTAAAGGTCCTCATGACTGGTTGGCTATGGTTATTGATTGGGAGTGTTCACCAATGACTAAAGAAGCATGTCCATGGGGTGCTCGGGATAAATTCAACCACGAGATTGAGGAATATGGGATGACTAGCAACTACGGCGCGTCCCTATGTATCAATATGCATCCGATATTGGAAAAACTAGGTTTGTAATTATGGATCCGAGTAAGTATAGGCGAGTAGATGAGTTAAGTCATGAAGAACTCAATGAATTACGTCAAGCAATGTTCTGTGCTATCTCGGATGTGGATGGCGAAGAAGGAAATTGTCCCTACCACAATGCAGATGAAATACCGGATGAAGAAGTCATTAAAAACTACTCGAATGAGTTTTTCAATATAGATGACTTCACATGCAACCAATATAAATAAACTAGATTCAATGAAAATACTTATATCAGATACGCATTTTGGATGCCGTCAGAACTCTCCTACATGGCTTGACTCCCAGATGAAATTCTTCGACGAACAGCTTATACCGTTCATTCAACAACAGAAGAAGAGTGGTGAGAGGGTATATCTATACCATCTCGGAGATGTGTTTGATTCCCGTGCATCTGTTAATCTATTTGTAGCGGATCGCGTCAAACGCTTATTCGGCCGTCTCAAGCATATATGTGACAGAGTCATCATCATCGGAGGTAATCATGACTATTACTCACCGACTGAGAATGATGATAATGTGAACTCATTGCGCCTTATTCTTGGTGATTTAGAAGATGATTACCACAATTTTGTCATTGTCGATAGGGAAAACTATGAGCGAACTGACGAACGCGAGATATTCATCCCATGGTTTCGTTACTATGACTTTGATGATTTAGTCAACGAACTTCATAATGGCAAGTATAATGAGAAAAATTTTGATCGCATATTCATTCATAACGATCTAACGGTTACTCTAGAAAATCGTTACCGGGAATTGTTTAGGGATTATGAGGTATTTTCCGGTCACATACATACCCCGAAGCACGTTAGCAACCTCCATACTCTCGGTTCGGTATTTGCACTAACATTTGCGGATGCAAACCAGAGACGTGGGTTTTACACTATGAATGATGATGGGTCCGACTTCAAATTCCATGCGAATGAGTGTTCGATCAAATTCTGGCGCTGGTATAATGGGGATATATTCGGCAATTACCCTGCAGATCGCAACGACTATGTAGAGTTGTACATCAGTCAGGATAATATGTCAAAGGATAGTTACATACAACGAATGCGTGAGCTGTCACAACGCTATCCAAATATGAACATCCTCCCGATTACATCTTATCACTTTGATGATGGGTCCTCTACTGATTTCGAGAGGTATGACATACAAGACATATGCGCACAGAATATCCCAGACACCCTAAAAGAGAAGTTCGACAAGATATCATCAGAGGACTATGGAAAAGAAAATTGATTTAAAGAGATCAAACCGTGTAAGGTTATTAACTATATATTTACACTGAGATCTCTTGTTAAATCGCAAATAAACGCGCCTTATGTAAACCTTTCACAGATACTGATGATGTCGTTTTTCTGTGTTAGGCCGATTTTGCGCTCGACGAGCTTATCATCGTCATAGAATAGCAGGGTAGGAACGTTAGTCACTCCACACTCTTCAGCGCGTGCTTCTTCTTCATCGACATTGACGAACTCAACGTCATATCCTTTTTCCCTTATAAGCTCTTCTAAGATCTTGTCCTGGAGCTTACATGGACCACACCAAGGTGCTCCAAACTTAACAATCTTTACCATGTTAACTTATAAATTTGTCTCCCAGCCAACCGATGAAACCTAGGAATAGTGCAAATATAAGATATAGTACTACTGCGATTACAATGAGTGGACTGAAGATGATGAACAGCAACACCTCAAAGAACACCCAAATGCTCACATCACATGCATATAATATAGCAACCGGAATGTAAATGATTGCCGCGATCACTAACGAAACTATCAATAGTGATACCAAGAAGATCAATGCTAATGTTTCCATGAATCAATAATAAGTTTAATAAAACGCAGAATAGTTCTCAAAACCTACTATGTCTAGAACCCACGAACAGTTGTGAGTCACTTGCTTGATGTTAGCGATCTGCTTGTCGGACCAGTCATACTTATCCAAGTCCTTCAGGTCTATCCACTTGACTTCCGCCACTTCGTCCTTCTCCGCGACGTGATCCATGGATAACTCCCAATCTTTCGTCGCGGTCTTTGGGAAGATAGCCGAATGCATAGCTACCATAGTCTGACGCTTACCTCGAGGAGTAGTATCGAGGAACTGAAAATTGACGTGTTCTACTGGGATAGAAACACCAGTCTCTTCAAACGCCTCGCGTATAGCGCATTGCTTGGAGTCCTCATCGAAATCTATGAATCCACCTGGAATGTTCCACTTACCCTTATTGTACTCACAACCCTGTCCACGACGCGCAGCTAGCACCTCAATAGTGTTATACGCCGAGTCGTATCGTAGGATTACCAAGCCGCAAGCAAGTGAACGACTATACCAGAGCTTCTTGCCCTCGTGTTCAAATTCAAAATTTTTCATATATCTTCTTCAAAATAATCGTAAAGACACGCGTGAACAAACGGGCCCCACATTGGTGTGAATGATAGAAATCGGCCATCATGAGAGGGATCAGAGCAATCCTCAAACACACCTTCGTCGTACCACATAACATCATCGCGATGTGAGAAAATCCTCCAAACGAACATTTCACTACGTTCGGTACCAACAAGTAGAGTGGCTAGTACCAAGATAATCAGGAACGACGGGAATAGTGTGATCCAACAAATGAGTACTGATACTACATACGTTGGCCACAGTATGATTTCGGATATCAAAAATATCATCCTGCGAACGAATGATATCCCAATCGCTTTCAATTCTTGTTTGTCTTCTGCTGTCATAATGTTAATTTATTTGTTACAATGAATACTGTGATTTCCGACTCTTCACCAGTGTACGTCTTGACCTCTTGGAGTTTTGGCAGGAGTTTATCTGCCTCCTGAATGGTCTTGTACTCTACATATAGAGTTATATAGAACGGATTTTCAGACTCAGATACGACTAGTGCATTTTCTAGTCCCGATGCAGCCAACTTACGATACAGGAGTTGTCTTTTGATTTCGACGTTGTCTGCATTATCCTTTATGGCTGGTTTGATGTTAATAACGTAACTATACATTGTTGGCCCTTATATATTTCTCTAAGAAAACCTTCGAACCCTCTTTTTCAAACACCCTCGCCTGCTCTATGCATTGTGCCACATCCTCTTGGGTGATGCCAGCTCTAAACAAAACATCAGCAATAAGGTACTTATAATACACCAGCATGATTCGATCATGGTTGTGATAAATTGCCACGTCTCCATCATGGAAGACTAGTGCATAATATCCTGTCATTTTGTCTCTCTCATACTTCTCGGCGACTCCTGTCATTACGAAGTACGGATTAGAATAGATAGGGAGTGCATTACCATCTTTCAGGTACTGAATAACATCCATGTAGAAATTGTAGATGGGTTTATTACATTCCTTCACGTACCGTATTTGACTTTTGAGGTTTGGAAAGAAGATGGATAGTTGCTGGTATGTAAGTACGATGATCATCACTACCAGCGTAGATAGCATAATTATTGAAAACGAACTCATATTGTTGTTAATTTGGCATTACACACTCACGAACGACATGATATCCGCGTCGTTCATATGACCTGGCGACTGATTCGACATAAGTCTCCGCTACAAATCTCCCGTCGTATGAGATAATATATTTAAAACTTGGCATAGTATTTAGTCAATTAGTTCCAGTTGATCCTCGGTGAATTTATTCTGGAATCCTTCATCGGTGCTTACAGCCCATCCATAACGATCCTTATAGCAAATAGTACCAGTTTTTCCGAGATATAGATTCCGGAATCCGTTGTAGTTCTCTACTTCAATCTTTACGATACGCACGCGAGCGCCTGGTTTGAACTCTTTCATAACTCCATACGAATTACTGCCTGCACTGTGCGCCTCTCTACACTTTGAGCAAATTGGTAATCAAATGCCTTTCTCATAGTGAGAGGTATATCAGCGTACTCGTCGAAATCATCGGGTACAACAGCGAAACGGTAAATGTCTCGCTGTATCTTGCACATCCGATTATATTCAGTCTGCCTTAGTAAGGTTAGAGTCGCTGCCATATTAGCATCCTCCCATTCCTACTGTGTTAAACGGCATGTCAATCGGCTGGTTCTTACTCAAGCCGAGACGCCACTTAACTATCTCTGCCACTATACCACCTTCGGCGTTCTTAACTACGTCCTTGAGGCGCTTGATGAGCAATCCCATAGACTTTGGGGACTTCTCAATATCTTCGATCTTGTCAAACGCTTCGTTGATCTCAGAATAGGTAGCCGGACGCGGTATATACTCCTGGAGAACATTAACGCGGTCAACCTCTTCACGGAACATCTCGTGTTGATGCTCTAATTCCTGTTGGAGCTTAGGCATTTCGTCGTGATCTGCCTTGGATGCCTTATCCTCAAGTGTGTGGATACGATTTGCATAAACAGCTGCGTTCTCCTGGCACTTAGTACACATGTCCTTGAGGATCTTGAGTTCTACCTCTTCGGTATACACAGCCTTCTTGAGATAGTTCTCCTTGCTGTTGTGCCAGGCAACGAGTTCTGCCTTGATCTCCCGAAGGACCTTCTTTTTCTTTTCATCTCGAGCCTTCATAGCGTCTAAGATGAGTTGGTCAATCTTGTCGTATAACATTGTTATTCTTCTTTTGGTTTCTTGGATAATTCAATTTCGTAATTAGTTACTTTCTCGAAGTACTCACGAGCGGTTGTATACTCATTGTGTTGAACATCAAACACTCTATGCTTGATCTCTGGATGATAATCTGCACCAAGTGCAGTTAGGATGCTGTGTGTGATGACAATGACTGATGCATTTGGGAAATGGTCAAATACAAGGTGATTGATAATGAATGACAGACGAATCTGTGCTCTCATATCCAAACCGTCGTCCAACTCGTCCATTACAAATAGCATACGGTCTTCACAATGATCTCCACACATCTGTACGGCATCGGATATCAAACGGCAAATCATATCAACTCGATTGCGACCGTTATTGCGATGTTCTGCTCTTAATCCACCACCAGAGACATAACTAAATGCAGTAGCTGCGTTGATGAAACTGTTAGGATTATCCGCAACAGTATCTCGATAGAATGCTTTATCGAACCCAAAGTCTTCAATCACAGCACTACCTTTCACATCGAGTATGTGTGTCAGGAGGGCAATTTCTCTCATTCCATCAGTGCGTTTTTTGTCCCTCTCCCTCAATGAGTCGAGATGAGTGCGCATAGCGAACATAAGAGTCGATTTACCACATCCATTCTCGCCAACCATGAATGTTATCTCACCTGGCTGTGGATCGATGTTATATTCAGCTCCGGATTTGAAGCAACGGAAGTCTCGTGTAATCTTGATCTTCATGATTAGAGATGTTTAATGATACTGGGTATGCTCTTAATGAAATCCCAGAAGCCTAAGATAAGAGTATCCCATACATGTTTACATAACCACACCATAGCGATGATTGTGTAAATCACGAAAGTAAAAGGCCATAAAATAATTCGAGCGATAACCGAACGATTGGTTATGTCAGCATCAAACCCACAAGCTGCTGCCATGAACACAAGCGCAGTCATGAGTATATATATTATCGTATAACCTGTAATTAGTGATGCCATATTATATGTGTTTTAGTTTCTTATTTAAATAATGTTTTCGCTGGCTTTGCCATTTCTTAGGATCTCGCCAATATAATTTTCGCATCAGGCGTTCCATTATGCGACGATCGATGGAATCTGAAAGATCTTTCGTACATTGTTCCATCCAAACATCAAACATTCCCATGGCGTATACGCATTGATAAATAGTGATTCCGGCGTGCAATTAACTTACCTGTGTTAGGCCAGTTGAACCACATATGCCGAACCAATACTTTGCCTAAATAATCCAAGTCTTTTTCATATTGAGACATATGTGCATTAGTTACAATACCTCGAACTCTGAAGCGTTCACAGTGCCGCGACAGTAGAAAATCTCGCCATCAGATTCCTGTTTGCGGACCTTGATAGCATACAGCTGCTCGCCGTTGTGTTTGAACTCACTCGTGATTTCTGCTTCATAACCTGCATACAGGCCATGAGTAACTTTGATTCGTTTTCCAGTCATAATCTAATATATTTAAATTGTTACATATCTAAATACAAAGAAATGAGAAATCTTTAGTGTTTTATAGTTCGTCTTTGTATTTTTCTTGAAGGCGTTTCAGTTCGGAGAGCTCACGTTTACGCACTGCGTCTTTCTTTTTCTGTTCGGCCTGCTCGCGCTTCTCACGAATCTCATCGTTGATACAACGCACTTTGTGATACAGCGCCTCATCAGACATAGTGAGGTAGTGAATCGGGAACTCGCAACTGATAGTGTCGCCGTAGCCGTTACCACACACTTTGTCACCTTCAATCCACCAACGAGTACATTCACCAGCATACTCATAATCGGTGTAGTTCGAGTTGGCATCGTAGTTCACTTCGGCAATGATTTTGCCTACTCGTTCACACTCTGCTTGGAACTCAGGATACAGACCCTGCAGTTCGAGTACTTTTTCTTGTGTCATTTTTTATTACAGTATTTACGTGCCATTTCCATTGCGTATGATTTGATGCTCCAGGATGTGCGACCGTACTCATCGCGAACCTGAGTATCACCTATATATACCTCCCATCTACCTTCCGAGTTCTGCACGCATCGTGCTGAATCGAAGTCATACTTGCTGGGATAGATTAACTCTTCTTTCCAGACCTCATCAATGACCTGCATAGGATTCTTATCGTTCGAAACGAAGTATGTGAGGTTATTGGATAGGTACAACGTTCTACCTTCTCGTTGCAGTTTGAACCTATCCTGGAGTGTTCGTTGCTCAAGGCTATTAGCGGCTTCCAGCCAGGATTGATTTTTCATGCGTTCTTCCATCTCTACAGCTATTCGCCATGGGCTAGATGGATGGTTAAGCATTATCTCGGGTTTAGACGGGTCGTTTATACCTTTGATAACATGAGTGCCTTCTTTGCGATCTTCAAAACCCAGTTTAAACTCTCGAGCCATAACCTTATTGAAATGGTCGAGAACGTCCTGCTCAGTGTGAGGTTTTAAATACCAGGTGCGGTTATCTAACAATACAAAGTGATACATATCAGTGATCGATTTTACCTTCTTCTAATAGTTTGTCGTGCTCCCTGCACATCTGGTTATAACTTGAATTAGGGTCGTACATGTCTCGAACTGCACCCTCTGCCACATTCCGAAGCTTGCTGTGATAATTAGGGTCGTCATAAGGAACACAATCACAGAGTATTTCCATAGCGTGCTGCACTTCCATCTCGAACTCGTCTCCTACAGGGAACAATGCCCGAACTCGAACACCCCCGTCTTTCTTGAGTTTGTTCTTAATGGTGTCAAACAACTTATCAGCCGCCTCTTGTGCTTCTTTTTCAGTCTTGTAGTAGCTCTGATTATAAAGCCCCCAGATGCCAGGTTCTAGACTGAGCTCTATGATGTATACAATTGTCATGTTTACTTTAGATTATACTTGTCAATGTTTTCCAATGTCAGATCCTGAGACTTACCGAGCATATAGTCCATGCCCATATGGAATAGCTCAACAAATGTAGCATAGTCCAGCATATCCATCTTGAAGATAGGACGGCCTGTCTTTTCATCAAATTCACATATACCTCGACTTCGGATCGGTGCAAAGTCTGTAGCATTTAGATAAGCCAATACGAAATAGTACGCATCGCTCATCACAATCTTATCTTTAATCGCTTTCATAGTTTAATATAGTGAATAAAACCATTTTCTAACACTATACGGAGTACCTTATCTGTATTTTGTACAGTAACACCATTATCGTAGTATGCCTTAGTGGGACAGTGTGCTCCTGTCATCTCATTAGTTGCTTTAACCAGGACACCTCTATACAGATCTCCAGGTTTAAGTCGTCTAACTTCTCCTATGCGTTGTCTATGTCTCATACTCTAAATACATTTCGCAGTGCAATCTCATCCATCTGTCGCAATGCGCTAACATGGACTTCATTGTAGCCAGTGGAATCCGTGTTGATCACGCCACCATAGAACTTATTGGCGTATTTGTAGATCATGGTGATTTGAATCTTAGTCGGACACCATAGACGAACTCCGTTGTCCGCATCCTCCATATCATATGCGTAGAATCCATATACCTTGTCGTGATGGATCTTCATAAGACCCTTATTCATGAGGCTGTACTCTGCATCGCTTTTGAGAGCGGAAACATTACTGTACAGACTCCCACTGCGCACGAGCATGTCTACCAGTTGTACATGGAGCAGTTCGTTCTCATGACCATTCAAGCCATAGAATTTACCATCCGGAGCTAAGAAGCCTGCGTCGTATCCATCCAGGATGTTCTTAGCAATAACCTTATTCTGGAAGTACTCTGCTCCTAAAACAGTTCGTTTCATCTCCTCCTCCATCTGCTCCTTGAGCTTGATAAGCGGACCGTCACACATTACGTGGTGGTAACCTTTCTCAGTGTCGTAGAACTCTTCGAGATAGTTATATAGCGAGTTCTCAAATTCATCCTCAATAAACGGCACGTGCTCAATCATGCCATACTTCTTGAGACTGTGGTAGATCTTATCAAGGAGTATAAGCTTGCCATGCAAGATCTTGATAGCGTCAAAGTACCGAATGATACAATACATGTTTCGCTCATTAGTATTGAGCTCATCCAAGTTGTCATCGCCAATGCTCAGTACCCGGTTAAGACCTACGTAGTTTGGATTGCCGACTATATCATGTCCTGCAAGATGACGAGCAACGAGTGTGCCGAGAGGTGCTAATACCTGCTCACCCGTGTGGGGATCTACTTCGAGATAACGAGTTAAACAGTAGTCATTCAGACAGATATTGCATGAGTCTCGCAGCTCAGTAATATTACGACGAACACATTGGATGTCTGTGATAATCTCGCGCACGATTAGGTTCCAATCACGCATGTTATCCTTGTTCGCTTCGATGGCCTGAGGATCATCTGTCATGGTAATGTTACAACCGTCAGCAGACACGCGGAGAACTGCTTGGTTCTTGAGAACCATAAGAGCGTACTCTTTGGTAAACCCACAAAGAGAGTCAGTATACGCAGCAATAGCACCGTCAAAATCACCTTTCGTGATCTTATTTTGTGCGATGTCGAGGAGGATTTCACCCATGTTTTCGCCTAAACGGAAGTGTAATGATTGCTTACTCATAATATATAGTTTTGTTATATATCTATATACAAAGAAAGAGGAAATCTTTAGTGATTTCCTCAGGATTTGTCTTCTTTTTCTAGCGACTGGATTTGTGCGATTATGTCCTCCTTATTAGCGCAGCATCTCACGAAGGTTTCAAAATCCAGAGCAAATTGATCTTCGGTAGGCCATCTATTGTTTCCACAATGACAGCGGAATTTACCGTGGCACTCCGGACATTCAAACACGCCCATCATACCGTAGTCAGTTTCACACCAGCCAATAGCAATCGGTTCAATATACTGATCTTCACCAAACCACCCCGCATATGCAATATCCGCACGACCACATTGACAACGAAGTCCCGCGGAGTATGGAACAGCCTCCCACTGCACAATCTTAGGCAGTACTTTTAGAATAGCATTTTTCATAATCTTATATTATAGCACTGGATAGTCGAGCTTCTTAACGCTCAAATCTGTCCCATTAAACCTTGCAGTCACTTCGCAGTTGTACTTATCCGACATCCGCGACATTTCTTGCTTTAACTCATCCAGTGCACATCCCGCGCCTGGAGTAATATGTATCTTGTTAATCGAAAGCATATTAGTTAAATTTTGTTGTCCATCATATCATTCACGCCTGCTACATAAGCTTCCCACACAAGCGTCTCTTCTGTGCTGCTCAACTTAGGGAATCCGTGACTGATACGTTCCTTGTTCACATTGGCGACATAATTTCGAGCAGCACGGATAACTTGTTCTGCTGGAATATGCTTACTCTCTCGAAGGCGATCTACCTCAATTCTGAGTTCGGCGATCTCTTCATTCATACTATGCGCTCCGTCAATATAGGATTCTATGCGAGCTTGTTTCAATTGTTCATCCACTCGCCCCATATATGGAATCTTCTTCCATGCATAGTCTTCAGCATTCGTTTGAATTTGTTGTTCAGTCATATGATTCATATTCTTTGCGGTTCTTATGATAGTCAGCCAACCACACCTTAATGGCTGATGTTATTTGATCTTCTGTGAACTTCATATATCTATATACAAAGAAAGAGGAAATCTTTAGGATCTCCTCTCACTTTTCATCACAGTTTTATTACTGTTGGTAACGTGCCTGTGACTCTGAATCAACCTTACCCTTGTCGACATCTTCTGCCTCCTTATGTAAGAAGCGAACTGTCTTGAGCTTGAATGCCTCGGCAATAGGATCGTCGTAGATACGAACTACGATACCCTCACGTGGAAGCTTGTTTACACAGAGTGGCTCATCCATCTCCATGCAGAAGTTCTTGTCGTTCTTCAAGCGCTGCAATAGTGCGGTCTGCCATGCTTTGTAGATTTTGCTATCACGAGAAACCTTCTCATTCAAGAAGTCGTTGATAGTCTTCTTCTCTACACTCATCCAGTCGTACATGTATGCGCGCTCTGCACGGATGATCGTATTGAACTTCTCACGTGCTGCCTTATCCTCTTCAGACTCACCAGGAACTTCTGGGCGCTCTTCGATGAGCTTCAAGAAGTCGTCGCTGGTTGGAAGATCTGGATAGAGACCTGCCACTTGACCGTCGTACAATACATCGAGAGGACGTAGGCGCTCTGCGATCTTATCCTTGCCGGCCTTAGTGAGTTCCACCTTGAGGTCACTGACGAATTGAGCAATAGCATCTGGGTTGTACTCTGTGGTGCTATCCTCAAGCTTCTCAGAAACACGATAGATCATCAATTGGTTCTTTCCGACCGGGTTGCCGTAGTCAAACACCTTTCCACCGAGTGACATGATACCTGTTGAAGAGTCTTCGAAGTAGCCGACGATCTCACCATATACAGTGATGTTATGTGGGATAAATCCAGCCAGACGCTCTTTCCAACGCTTGATCTCACGCTGCTCTGCACCGTCTACGTTCTCGTTGACCTTACCATCATACAACTCGCCGTTGATAATGACGTTACGAGATGAACATACGTCATCATAAACAGTCACTGTCTTCTGGAGGCACGCAGGGAACCAGTTGAAGAAACGATTATAGAGACCACCCCACTTAGGCTTCTTAACCAGGATGTTACCGATGATTGAGCTAGTACCATGCAACTTAACTGAGATATTGATCCAAGTCCAAGGACGGAGCACACTCATATTGGTCTGGAGCTGTTGAGTGTCGTAGTGGAATGAGAACTGACCAGGTACGATACGAGAGAACTTTTTAAGTCTCTTGTTGCGCTTGTTACCACGAACTTGTGGTTGTGCACTAACCTCAGGCATGTAAGGTTGTACGAACAACTCACCATCCACAGTGTCGAAACGCTCACCGACGAGCTCTTCCCAGTTGATACTTGCACACTTTTTGTTGAATACAGTCATCATCTCGGGGTGAATCAGGTAACCCATAGACATTACACCACGAAGCTTCTTCATACGAACGCGGCAGTTCTTACCGAAGTAGCCTGAGTTCTGCGTTGCGAACTGTTGAACCTCTGCCTCTGTAGCACCAGATTGCTGTAGAAGCTTGATCTGGCTAGCTAACCAGTCGCGGTTAGCGTTGTACTTGGTCTCTTGGAACTCGTTGTTGACAGAAAGGAACTGCGCATTCAATTGGCATTCGTTACAGATGTAAATCATGACGTTGCCTTCATGAACGGTGTCCTTGCGGACAACGATCTCACGGCCTTCTACAACAGTCACCCCGAGAAAGTCTGAGTTCTCCATAGGAGTCACTTGGTCCAAACGTACTACAGTTGCGCAGTACTCATTAGACATGTCTTTTGATTGTGAAAGGATTGGATTCTTTTCCATTGTTGTTTGTTTTTTGAAATCTAATAAGTTAGGTTCCACCACCCATCCATTTAAAGTCCGCGATGGGAGGACTCTTCTTTAGGCCTTATCAAGCTCTTCATCCTTCTCCTTCAGGATATTGATTAGAGCTTTGAGACTTTCGCGTGTACTAAATGTGAGACTGGTCACCATACCGCGATAATCGAAGCCGGGTCTAAACGGCGGTTCTTTGAGTTTTATTTCAATCATGATTGTTGTTTTTCCTGAGGTGTGATAGACTCAACTCCCTCGTCGTCGTAAGGATGCTCCGGGATGTCGATATTGTTTTGCTGACGATATACCAGCTCGCGTTTGTAATTAGATTTCTCGCCGTACATCTCTACCAAGGCAATGATGTGTGCATTGGATAGCTTGGCAATCGGTACCCATCTGCGCTCGGATTTGTTTAGGTTGAACGTACCGCGAAGAATAACTTCGCGTTGCTTCTCCCAAGGATCCCGATCGGTAACAACCATATTCACAGCTGGCACTTGGTTAACATAGCAGCGTCGGTAATCATTACCACCATCGAGCATGTATTCCTCATTGGACACCTTGTCTTGATAACGAACGCAATCATGAGTGAAACGCGACCAAAGAATCGTGCCATCTGGAGTGCGAACGCGATTGGCGACCATCTTAGGTTCATCCTCAGGCGGCGGCATATGACACTCGGCTTGACTTCGTAGCATCTCCTGCGTGAAATTTGGAAGTTTAGCCGGCTCAATCTGGTAGCTGTATAGCCACTCCGTTTTGACTCTACCGTTGACTTTTGTGTTGAATAACACTTCGTAATTCTTGCGCTTTGTATATCCGCACATACAGTCAACCACGTCGACTACTACACCGTACGAATACAGTGAGAGGTCACCTTTTGCCTTTCTGCAGGCATATCGAAGTACTAAACGCAGGCCTACTTCGGACCTATAGTTGAGACGAACAACGTCCCCTATTTTAAACTTTGCTTGTGTCATATATTCTAATATATAGAAATTGTTGCTTTCTTTAAGATTTTCTCCGGATTTTCCTAACCCGGATTCGTGCATTGACACCCTCTCGATAACCGGCTTCGCGAATACTATTGTATATGGAAGCTGCGGCTGGGAATAGCGGATGATCCTTATTTACTCTACCAATGTTCATATCACATGAGTACTATCAAATTTATAACTGCCTCTAACTGAGCAACGGACTGAATCTTGAGATTGATATGATCTGCCATTCCGAAGAATCCACCCCAGAATCCGTCAGATATTTCCACCTTAGCCTTGCCAGGACCGTCATATTTAACCATGACGAGATGCCGTCCGCTGCTAGTAAAAATCTCCTTAGTGTACAAACCCGCCGGGTCTACCCCAAACTCAGTAATCGTTGGACTGAACTGTTCAAATCCACGCTCATATAGGTACTCAGACGTGATCTGACTGAAATGAGTTGGCAGTATGGTAGTCTGCTTCTCTAATTGACGTTCTTGTTCCATATTAAATTTTGAGTTTATATCGATGTAGTTTTGTCGTTATATCTATATAACATAGTATTAGTCAAAATTTAGTGACAATTGATGTTTTTCGTCATATTCGCGCTGTTTGTCACGCATGCTTTGTTTCTTGGCTTCATTCAGATTCTCAATGAAACGATCTATGGCTCGGTCATTTTCAAAAAATAAACCAGTTACGCAACCTTTGCCATCTCTTTGAATGGCAATTATATCACAGGGAGGTACGCTTACAATGGGGTACATATCATTTTTCGTTTAATTGCTTCATCAAATTTACCATGTCGGTCGTATACTTAGGATCGACGTCGACGATATTGAATCTAGGATCGTTGCGGAACTTCGACATAGTAAACACTGGGTTGTGTGATACTAATATGATTTGACACTTGTATGTCTCAATGAGCTTTGGCAATACATCTTGATATAGATAGACTACAGTTTCGATATCCAGACTCTTGTCCATTTCATCGAAGATAAGGGTTACAGGGCCTTCTACAGCATAATCTGGCAGCTTCTTAAAGTGGGCGATAACATACTTATACGTATCTCTCCATACGTCACTGTTTTCATGCTTACGCTGAGGTTCTAATATACTCTTCATACTCACCCCATGGCCAAGTTTCTTCAAGACCTTGGTTAATAGGTATGTAGTACGCTGTCCTGCAGAGATCTTGTTCTTATTGATCACCCAACTTAGCTCCTCTTCTATAGATCCGAGTACAGAACCAACGAGGTCACCAATCTGTCCGTATGACTGGTGGTTTTGGAAATTATCATAATAGATGGCATTACCAGACCAATCAATAGTACAATCGTTCATCTTATAACGATCGATGGTAAGCTCAATGTGCTCTGGCTTAACATCCTCATCGAGCTTCTTACGTAAGTCGAGCGGCTCGAGCATAGTAGAATAGCCATCCTTAATAAGCGCGTTACCAGCGAGTGCACTGAGAATGGTTGTCTTGCCACTACCATTCGGACCAAAGATGATATTGAGACCAGGCTTAAAATAGAACGTATGACCGATAAGGTTCTCGGAACAGCCTTTGGTGATGTACTGTCCTTTATGCGCCTTATAGAACTCCATATCCTCTTTATACTTGGCCATATCGGCTTCGTACTTCTCTTTATTGAATTTTCGCACAAGGGGAGTATGCCAATCGTCTGGAATCTTGTGCTCATGACTCCAATAACACCAATTAGACTTCAGTGGACGCTCCTTTGGAGGTTCGTGCTTGCGATATATGTAACCATGTCCCTCAGTCGGGAAACTAATACTGTTGATCATAATTTCACATTACATTTTGTTGCGATTTCTTTCCAGATTCCATCCCAATTTGTTTCGTCGTACTTTTCGGAAATCACATAGATATCTGGCAGGTGCTTCTTGAATAGGCTATCCGGCAGGTTGTGATACTTCCAGGTGACTTCCCGAAGCATCAATAAGCGGAATACAACAGTCACGTAGCTAGCTGTCTTCTTATTGATCTTGGGGTGTTCATTCTGTAGTTTATTCAGCCACCAATTCCATTCACTGGTATAGCTAAACTTGTCACCCATGTATGCTCGAGCTGCACCTAGCCAATCACAGATGAGCTCAGTCGCATACTTGTACGGCATCTGAAGCGCTACCGTACCATCATCGTAACGGTCCGTCCAGTACTCGTAATGATGGGGATTGCGACCTTTGTGATGCTGCCATGCGAGCGAATAACCCTGATCCTTCTTGGCTGCGGTAATCGGTGAACTTGTGCCCTGATAATACTTAACCGATTCCCAGAACTCAACCGGGCTAAATTTAGACAAGTCGTGTACGATGCCTTGCCAGTAGAGTCCGCATTTGAAACAGTATCTCGCAACCCAATACTTATGGGTGCAAATCTTGTGAAAGTGGGCGATGACATTTTTAATTGAGATGGGCATGGTATACAAATGTATTATCTTGTGAAACGATTCCACTAACCGGCCAGAAGTTGACGAGGACGATACTATTTAGATTATAGTGTAGATCAGTCGTAGTGCCATCATGCCACCAGAATTTAGGTTTCCGACTGTTAATCCACTGTGCAACCGCATCTTTCAGTGCCATTGGGACGTCTTCGGAATCAAACCCTTCGCATCCGTGAACCTCTATGATGACGTCATTCATTGGCTCCCATTCCTTACATTGATGCAAGAGATAAAACGAAACGAGATACTTTTGTGGTTTTTGCATAATCAAATCATATTAGTCTACAAATCCGGGTCTGCGTACTCGAAGTATCACCATGACCTCACGGTCGATGTCTACCGGACCTTGTGCATTGGTGTACTTCTGGAAAATAAACTCGCGACCTTCAACAACGAATCGAGCTGACTTGTCGTTTTCACGAACTGAGATTACTTCTCCTACATTAGGAATAACTGGGAAGGAATCTGAACAGAATAGCATCTTATCGCCATGGAAGACGCTGACTGCGGTTCTACGTGTCATAATTGTTTATAGTTTAGTTACTAATTCATTTAACTCATCACACATCTCTTGACTTACTCGAAGTAAATTACGATAGTCACCACTCATTGCTTTTCGATTGTACTCGTCGATGCGTTCGGGACTCAGCCCACATTCTTTCATAGACTCACAGACGTAGTGCATGATTCCGAATGCATTGCCATCAATACCAATGAGTGTATACTTCGGCTCGGCCTTGGGCAGCGGTAAATTAGCTTTGTCTTCATTATGTATGCCGAACTGGAAATAACACCACAAACCGCCGGCCAAAAATGCAAATACTGCTACAACAATGATATAACCTCCTGACATAATACTTAATGAATTACTTTGATTACTTCTTTATAGTGACGAGGATAGAACGTCTCTCTGATGACAATCTCATCCCCTTCTTTAACTTTGCTGTACACATCATAACCATACCACTCCTCCAGGTTTTCACTATGCATGTAGTACACTTTATAGTGATGCCGCGTTACTCTATGCCCACCTCGTCCTGGGCCGTGACCAACCCAATGGCTGGTTGTCCAAGAGTGACGCTTAGTGACCTTGCCGATATACTCTATTGGCTGTGAGTATCTGACCAGAGTTGAATCGCCTCTGAGGTCGTACTCCCACACGTAAATAGAATCTTCAGTCATATGGTCGATCCGGTCTCGCCTGCAGCTATTCAAGCAGACTAGGCAAGTGCATGTCAATATGAATAGAAATATTTTTCTCATATGTCTATATGCAAACAATTTGAAAAACTTTAGGATTATTGTACAGTAACTTCGTCAATTTCCCAATTCTCGTATTTGCCGCAATACTTGATCCAGGATCGATCACACTTTTGCTCAAACTCGGGCTGCTTTTTGTTGTTGAAGTATGTATCTTTTTTAAGGCGCTCAAGAGCCTCAGTGAAACCTACGGTCAAATGACCAACAGCCTTGTGATAATCATCGAATATCCTCGTTTGGGTGTACGGTGCCCATAGTTCTGAATCAAAATTACTACTAACACTGGTGTAAACCAGTACGTATAGTGATTTCTTCTTATTATCGTTTTCCATGACTATGCCTTGTTAATATATAGACTTCCAACGTATGAGTTTTGTCCGCGCAATTCAATGCCATTTGCGAGAAGCTTGATGACGCTGGCTTCTTCATCTGTCAACCACATCGGCACGTCACAATGGTCCTCAGACGCCAGCGTGACGATGTACTTTTGACGCTTGGGCTTGGGATCATCTGCAGCATCTACACAGGATGATATGTACTCAACTGCGGTGTCTAGATTAGCTGTATCGATTGGGTCTTTCTCTCCGTTCCAGGAGATGAACAACTCAATAACATTTCGGATTTCACTCTTTGTCATACTCTTTCAGGGTATTCTTCGTGGATGTACTCAATCACATACTGCCATACATCGACAGTATAAATGTAGTTTCCTACACGAACATTTAATCTGTAACTATTCATCTTTGTATTTATTTTATCGCCAATCCCAATGGCATTCTTGACATTCGAAACGATCCACAAACATTCCAGCATGACAGTGTACTTTCCGGGACCCGCATCGTGGGCATTTCCACATGTCATTTGGATCAGGCTTGTATAGTTTACTCTCAATCTCCCACTTCTGCTCTTCGGTAATCTTATCTAATTCGTAGCTATAGAAGCTTTTACGAGTGCCATTATTGAACTCGGCCTCATACAGCACGCGACTACCCTCGTAGCTATCATACACTCCAGTGATCTTACCAATAATGCCCGGCTTACCGAATGGATTGTATCGGTCTTCATATTTCTTCGCGAATACTACGAAGTCACCTTCTTGAAATTTCCGTTTCATATCAGTACAGTCCCCAAGCTGTTTTTAACAAATCTTTGTGAGCATTAGCGAAGGCAACTGCGTCCTCATGAGTCCGGAAGTATAGCGCTCGCGATTCGGCAAGGCGAACCAGGATGCACCAACGATGTTTCGACATAGTAGAGATAACGTACTTTGTCTCTTTGTCGTTGTCCCAATCAGGTTGCCACCCGCCAGTCCATACGTAGCGTAAGAAGATCAACTTACCGAGCGCGAAATATTTCGACATGAGTTCTTTGGTCGGCATACACACTCCGGTAGAAGCCGTGTTAAATAAATCTCCACGTTTGCAGTGTGTGTCGATGATGTTCTCGCTATCGGAGTCTCCAGCAATTCTGCGATACACCTTGCCAACAAAGTCTCTACAGAGTTCACCCCACGTTTTTGGCTTCATAGCCATCAACTCTTTCTCCGAGAACAGGCGCAATGCGAGCTGTTTAAGTTCAGCATTACCAGAGTCATACCAGCATTTTGCGGTCTCTAGAGATACCTTCATCATGCGGGTAGTTGGCGTTAACTCAGGTGCAGGCGTCAGATCTGGTTTATGTATAACCTCAGGAGCTGCTTTAGAAGGGCGCAGATCGTATGCAGTTAAGCGAAGTAGACGAGGACAATCGGGGAACTGAACGAGGTATACGAACCGGTTGTCATGACGCTTATCTGATACTCCAACGACGGTACCTATTGCATGTTGTGCACCTGGGCGATAATTTTCTGCTCGAGTTGGGTTGATAATCACTTGGTCACCGGGTTTATACTTGCTCCGCTTCATATCGATGGGAGCTTTTGCATTTACTGTTGGCCTTGGTGTTAATCTGCTAATCTTCATATAGATTCATTTTTAAAAGTTATGCTACTTTTTCGAGTAATTCTCTTAGATGTTTCCGTGCTGCAGCTAGCTGTTTTCCAATAGAGTCAATCTCTTGCATTGCTAAGAATATCTCTTTGCGAATCTCTCGATTTGAAACCATGCGAGGTTTATATTCGCCACGAATGAAGTCGACGATATCAAACTCACTTTCACTCTTCGTGAACAGAGTGCCTTTTGAGGTGAAGAACATGTGTCGATTTTGGCTTTCGTAATGGTAAGCGTACAAACCCGCCGGATCTTCATAAGGTTCGATTGCATCGCCAGGAATCTCGTCGCCATTACGCATTACGAAATAACCTTTGATCTTGCTCTTCAGGCAAGCGTTTACTAAAAATTCAAACTCTTCCATATTACAATACCTCGTAGGATTTGGTTACTTTTACAATTTGAATGTGTTCTGGACCGAGATCCACCCATCCACCACCTTCTCCTTGAAAATACCGAGTGATATAACCGCGATTTCGAAATGACACCAAATCATCATCTGAGATAGGCATCATTGTCCCTTTACGAAGAGATGCGGTACCTTTCCTTATTCCTTTGTGGAAGCGCGCGAAATACTCAATTGTGGGCAGCATCTCGGGAACTGACGTGGTTTCCAGCTGTGTCTTAACGTTGGCGTAGATACTATCCATTTCAGGATATTTACGCCAATGTTCATCACAATAAGCCATGCCTCGTTTTAAAAGCTCCAAGATACGGTCTTTTTCTCGATCTTTTAATGCGATGATATAATTCATATACTAATATATTCAATATGTTATATCTATATACAAAAAAGAGGAAATCTTTAGGGATTTCCTCTGAAAAAAAATACAAAGCATATTATGCATATCTCATCACAATCATCGGGCGGCGTTCATAACCTTCGCCCTTATTTGGGTCACCCCGCCAGCACCAGGAATGCGGCTCAACGGCTCCATTGATCTTTTCTGCAGTCCAAAAAATACTTTCGTGAATGCATTGCCGAATGGTGCCTTGATAATACTCAATCTCTCGTTGAGCAGGAATGTGCCAGCCATTATACAATGCGAAATCTCGAGCGAACCTCATAGAGCACCAATTGTGACCTTCTTTCATGAAATTGGTACAATCGATTCGCGAAACCCAAGCAATTGGACGTCCGTGTTCATTCAATTCAAGCACGAATGCTTTGCGACCAGCAACGGTCACTTCATCACCCACTTGAGCCTTCTTAACGGGTTCTGGGTTCAGTTGAGCAACTGGGAACAACTTCAACGCTATCTCTTTAAGTTTACCACCCAATCTCCACCATCCACGTGCTTCAGTTAGGCTCACGTTCATCGTCTTGACAGGCTCCTCTGCCGCCTGCTCCGATATGATGACTTTGGTCTGTCTCATCCAGGGGTGGGGTTTGAGATGCTCGGCAACCTCTTTCTTGATTTCCTGAGCCAACTGTTTGTCATGCTCTTCGATCATCCTTTTGTGAGAAGGTCCATATTCCACCAACTCTAACTGATAGGAATAGAACTTCAGATACAATGGTGTAGTGCGACCTCTATCCAGTTTTGTGAAGTTTACTGCGTAACAATAACGTCCAGTGATGTTCGAACCATAGGTGTGGTCTACGCGACCAACGCATCCTTTGAGTGTGGATGCCGGGATTCGCGTGTATGAGCCGTTCTCAGTAAACGTCCGAACCCACTTGATATTTGGGGTAAGCTTGACCTTATCCCCGACTGTGAATTTTGTGCTTGGTAACATACTTATTTTGTTTTTGGTATATAACAATATATGGCTATCTCAGATGTAGGGATGCACATGCCGGTTCGATCTTGGAAGAATACAACTCCATCTTTCATTACGAGTTGGCCACTGAGCTTCTGTTCTGCCTTGGTTTGAGTCGCCTTAGTTCTGATTCGCATCGGTTTGTACAAGAGTATACCAGGTAGCTTAGAACTCAATGTATTACTACTTTCTTTAGGCCAAGGTTTGAACGTGTTATAGGCCTTGCAGCCCTCTACGCATGTTATGCACTTATTTTTGCCTGTTGACAAATCTTCAATCAACCAATAATAGTCTTCATCTGTCACTTGTACACCTTTAAATATACCAATCTCACCATGGGTAGTTTTACAAATATCTCCCACGTGATACTTAGCCATCTTGAGGATATCCGGGCGTCTTTTGAACATCTTTTTAACCTCCCAGCGGTTAAGGTCAGCCGGCTTGAGGTTGTACTCGGTGATATACCAGATATTGGAATCATCCTTAGCCCCACAGAGTTGTCTGTAGTAGTTCCAGTGGCGGCACACATCCAAGTACTCATCCAGCGTTTCAACTTCTATGTAATATGGTTTGATTTTCATTAGGCTTTAACAACTTCGTGTCTATATGGGTCTGCTGCGAGAGGAACTGTTTGTAAACCTAGACGGTTCATCCATTCATATGCAGCTTTTTTTGTTACAAAATGTGTAGCAGTATCCTTATTGTCTACATATGCATACGATGAACCAAATGATTTATCTTGTCCGTCCGAATTTAACTTCAAATAATTGGTGTAAATTGGAACGTCACCTGGTTTATAGTCCTCAAGGCGATCATAAATAAGACGCCGAATTACATACTCATCAGGCATGTCGTTCACTGGTTTATCATCATTTTTGATCACAGGCATTTTTATCAACTTCAACGAATTCATGTCGCTATAGTCGAATGCAGAACTACCAGTAACATCATATGAAATTATTGAGTCTAGTGTAATTGTCCCGAGATTGTCCACACCCCATGCACGTTGAGCACCCCATAATTGAACACCTGCATCAATCATCTGTTTGACGAGCTTGCCTTTCGGTGTATTTAATATCTCGAGTGATGCATAGATGCCGTCATCCTTCATTTCGACATTGACTACCTTATGTGAAAGATCCGATAGGTTCAACCCATTGGTAAAGTCATATTGAGACTGCTCCAGCACACCTCCAACGAATGCACCGGAGTTCATTCTTAGTTTGAAATCTTCAAATGCTTTTTGCACACTCTCCTTAGTGTACACTCGACCGTTGCACCCCCTACGATCAAATGGGAGTACCATGCCGCTTAAAATGTATTTTATCTCTTGTTTCATAGCCTTATTGTTTTAATTGGTCGCCATACATACCGCCAAAAACCAAAACCCTGATCTTCGTACCTAGTAAAAAGACTTCTGAATTTTCTCCAATGGTATTCCAAACAGCTTAGCTTACGGATCACACGATATGAGTCTTTTGCATGCCCAATCACCTTAACGCCGTGCTGCTTGCATGCTATCATCTCAGGACTGTCGTGGTATACATTACAGCGTCCGCATATCCCAGATGTGATATAGATCTCACTGTCACATATAGTGACCTTACCAGTCAGTTCTTCTTTATGCATGGCAGGCATAACCAGTGTCGGGTGATCCGACAGTCCAGCATGAATAGTGCCACTGATGCGATTGTAAACGTGTTCTACTAGTACAAGGTCTCCACCATTGCACTCATCCCCCATAGGTTCAGTCAGATGTTTGAGGACTCCCATATCATTCAGGTAGTTTACTGTAGAACTCCTTGCGCGACATAGATTGATACTTATCCTCACGTCCCAGTACTACTTGAGGTCCATCCATAGTGATCTGACCATCTACTAAACGCGCGTTGATGATGACTTTGTTGCCTTCAGCATCGATATCCTCTATCTCGTGCAATTCATCAGCCAATTCGAATAAACGCTTGGATCCCTCAAATAGCTGCGTACGGAAATCAGTACGTAGACCATAACAGATGACGGTGATGTCTAACTCCGGATTGTCTACCAAAGCAGCGAGATACGCCACTTGTTTGGAAGATAAGAACTGAGCCTCATCCACAAGGATATAGCGAATGTATTTTAGATTATCCTCTACAAACCACTCTCCGTCTTTCCACATCAAACATGGCAGCTTTTCCTGAAGCGGTCTAGAAGATATATACTCACCGTCCCGTGTATCTGTAGCAGGTTTAAACACGAGATATGGTATGTCTTTGTTGCGCAATTTGGCTGCGAATGCGAGCAGCTGGAGTGACTTGCCGGCATTCATCGCTCCATAGTAAAATACTAATCTATTCATATTCTTCTACGATTTCTTCATTGTATTTGCAACCGTCTCTATCATTTTTAATTGCATGTTCAGCCTCTGTTAGAGTTTCATAGCAACCGTCTGTCCAACCGTCTATGTTATTGAAATTATACCACCACAAAAATCCTAAAAATCGTTTTTGAGCAATATATTCAGTACGTGTAATTGGATTGATAGATTTACCATCTGAATTTATCTGCCAATATGTCTGTTCTCGCTTTAGAATCCTATATCTTTTCATTATAACTATTATTTTTACCAATCTTCTGTATCTGTGATGTCCTGTGACTCACCACACTTATTGCACTTGATATTGACCAGTGGGCCGAGGCCTCCGGGAGTGATAGTGTAAGTGAACTGCATACCAAGCGTTGAGAATGCGAGCTTGCCTTCGCGCTTGAAATCATCACGATGGTTGTGCTTCTTTATGAAATCACGGGCGCGTTGTGTTTCTACCTTACCTAGTTCGAAGACAATATTATCATTACCATCAGGGTTGCAATATTTCTCATGCAGTCCTTTTGACGGCTCATCCCAGGTATGGCCACAATTGCAGCACTTGACTGGATAAACGTCTTTGGCGGGGTTTGATGATTTTATCGCTACGCGTTTTTCTGTGACGAATCGACGTTTCCCAGTACTGTTACCATTCTCATCGGTTTCAATCACAATCTTTGTCGTCTCTTCTTCAACCTCACGCGGTTCAAACAATTTGCGCTCGATGTCGTTTGAATGCACAACAAGTTCAGCCTTACAATGCGGACAGGTGAGCAAATAGTGCGGACTATGATATGTATTGAAAGCTTCTTGGCGTGTTTTCATGACACATTAGTTTATTTGATTGGCTGAATAGTGACTGTTACCTCTTCTTTGACAAAGTCTTCGACGTTGAAATACTTTGAGTGACCGAGGTGATTAAAATCAGGCGCATCTGGATAACCTTTTGGAAGATATGCTCGAATCTCATTACCTACAAACCCATAGTTAGTTGCATTGACACCGGAGGTGTATATCTTTCCAGTTAGATTAAGCCTATACATACGTGACTTATAGTCCAGATATAAACCCGTTGGAACGTGTTTTAAGCGATATGGAATCATTTGCGTTGCTTGTCATTTTGCCACTGACCCTGGTAGAGGTTACCCACCGGCTCAGATTCGAAGATCATAGTTTGAGCAATGCGAGCACCGCGCTCGATAACGATTGGATACAACACTTGCATGAAGAATCCCATCTGCTCAGTTTCAAAACCCGCATCGAATTGACCACAGTGGATGATAGCGCCATTACGGACGAGTGAGCTACGAGAGATGAAACGCATAGCAGCGTTATTCGGCATCTTGCACCCCTCTTTAACGATTACTTCATAGTAACCGGGTTGCAGCGTCCATGCTTCCGTGCCATTTTCACTTTCTTGTGGAGCCACCTCGTAGCGATTACGCAAGATAGTCTTGCCTTTTGCCGGAACGAAACCATGTTTACCGAATTGATCAAATACGATGATCTTATCCAGGCGTACGTCGATACCCTGCTGCTGTACTCCTTCTTCGCTGAAGTTCGTGATAATGCCACGTTCAACGATTTGTTTTCCTGTTAATTGCATAGTTTACTTTTGTAGTTTAGTTAATATATCTGTTTCTACTTCTTTTTTAAATTCCGTGCGCAGCCAGCCCAATAGGTTCGTCTTTATCCACCCGATGACAAACGCCACGACTTTGTTGTCCTGTTCATCCACGTATTCTTGGATGGCTTGAAGAGTTTTCTCTTGCTTCTTCTGCTCCTCGGTCTTCTCTGGTGCTTTGAAAAGAGGAATGATCTTCTGCTCTTGACCCTCTACGAGTACCGGAGCAGAAGATTTACCCTGCGAACTGTCTAGCCTGGTATAGTTCACGCCGGATCCCCCTGTTCTTGTTTGATGCCATTCTGGGCTTCGGCCTGAGCGCGTTCGTGCTCAGATACGATACGATCAAACTCCTGCGCTTTAGCCACCAGCTGTCCAAACTCAAGTAGAGTTACAGTGCTGTATGTATACAGGATAGATGCACACTCGTTAAGATTAGCGTCATACTCCTGCTCGGCCATAGAGGTTCCATTGAGGCGCTTGATGGCCTCTTCTGCAATCTGATCGAACAACTTAGCCTTAACCTGCTCACTTGGGTACATGGCTATGAACTTAGCCTTGATGTCCTTTAGGAGAACACCCTCAGTAACGACACGAGTAGTGTCGAACAATTCGCCTTCTTTGCGATAGCGTACGATAAATGCTGCGTTAGTTTTCATGTTTCAATTTTGTTTGATTTAAAATATGTAAAACATGCACGATTTTTAGTCATACATGTCTCTAAATTTGATCACATTGAGTGAAATTTGATTCTTGATAGACTCCGGCAAATCCTCTTTAAAGAAATCATCGATGATAGTATTCGGTTTGCCAAACTCTTCAAACATAGCCAAGCCCTTCACACCTAATTTTACCGGGTAGCCCGTATCCATACTACTGATGCCGCTATTCGGGTTGCGTGGAGCTACATAGAAAATCTTTTCAAGTGGACAGTGGGACCCAAGCAGGTGAACATAGGAGAACATATTGTTAATGAACGCCTGGTTCTTGAGAATGAAGTCGACACGTCCTGCTGCATAATCCACATCTTCAGATAACATGAAGTCTGAATCAAATCCATACTTAGCGTAGAATGTATTCAGAATGCTACTCTGATAATCGCGGTCTTTAAACGCTTTCAAATGGAATGGGATGCAGATGCTGTTAATGCCCATTTTCTTATACTCGCGCATGCAATCCAGCAATTCGCGCTCATTCTTACCCTGAACAACAGCCATCGGATGAATGTCGCGGTTCTGAATTGGATACTTGATTAAAAACTCTCGAACTCCTTTGAGCGTCTGGGCTTTGTTACCAAGAATATCCGGTAGGATATAGTAGGTTGGTCTCAATGCTTCAACGTATTTAGCATACTCTGCTAAATCTAACGTTTCTCCCTTAACGAAAAACTCATAACCTGAGTTGTCGAGGATCATGATGCGATCCGGACGATTCTCGCGAAGGCCAAACGCCCAATCATGATACTCTTTGCTCTCTTTGAGAAGATGGAACAGTACGAGTTCGAATTGATTGATATACACGCTTTCCTTGAGCATGCATAATGGTAATTCGCAATTGGTTTTCATACTATAAATATATTTAAAATAGTGACACTTGTAAGCTACCGTCTCTACTTAACAGTGGCATTTTGTTGGCTTCTAATATGCGGTTGATCGGATCCAATACCGTTTGTTGGAACATAGTAGCACGATCAATCGGGGCATATTGTTGAGACCACTTTGGAAGGTTAGCTGCTTGATATGCAAAGTATCGTGTCTGTGCCTTCTTGTCTTTCACGGATTCCTTGATGATATACCACTTGACTAAACCACCATATATTGGTTCACCCATCAGTGAGTGATAGTTGCGAATCTGGTTGTATGTAGCCAAGGCGCGTACGTTCCAAGGTATAGTGCGAAGTGGTTCGTTGGTTTTTGGATCAAATACGTTATAAATCGGACAATTCCCTGTATCGTCTTTGACACACTTGGAGTACCCATTGACCTTGATAGATCCACTAATCTTTTCAATATCCGCAGTTTCCCATAGATCACGCTTCTTCATCATTTCAATATTGAGCTTCTGAATAAGCATCGGATCACCGGCGTTACTTAGCATGAAGTGGAATAGGTCACCAAGGATCTTACGACTTAGTTTTGGGAAGGATGCTTTTACAACCTCGAGACCTTTGACTTTTAGTTTGAGGTTGTCCAAATCAAAGTAATCCCCTTCTTTCCACAACAGGATCTGTGCATAACGTTTTTTCACATCGCCCCACACACCTGCTCGGTTAAGAGTCTCTAACTCGAAGTTATGAACAGACTTGCCAAAACGAGTGTCATAGTAGTTGGCTATGTACTCTCTATTGTGAGCATCCATAAACTTAGTATTGATGCCTACGATAATGTCTCGTTTCTGGGCTACTGAGAGGTCTTCGTATCCTTTGATAGACTTGAGCAGTTGATTGTATGAGATATATAAGCTATCAGTATCACCATATACTACTGTAACGAAACTGCGTTTGTGATATGCATCCGGGTCCTGCTCGGCTGTGATTAAAGTAGCGTCTTCCAATGCCTGTTTAGCCTGATCTGGATCTACTTCAATACCCAACTTAGCGTGCAAGTCAGTACTTTCTACCCAATGCTCTCGATACCACTCTGGGATATGCTGCTCCATCTTATGGATAAGATTGCGAGACTCACCAGTGATATCGTTAGCCAATGCCATATTGAACCAGTAGAAACTCTGGTGCGACGATCCGCCATACATCGAGTTCATCAACAACTTCATGGCTTGCTCGTGGCACGAATAATACGTAATCTCTTTTTCGAGCTCGTGTTTGAACGCCTTGAGCTCGTCGAATGAGTATTTGTAGAGATCGTCTGTAGATGCTGCATCGAGACCTACCTTCAGGATGGCCTCCTGCATCTCTTTGTCATAATCACGATGCTCGAGCTTGGTACCGTTCAAGTAGTGAGTAATATCCCACACGACAGTAGCCTCCATGCGCTTACCCAAATACTTGCTAAAGTCACGATTAGACTTCAACTTAGCCTGAATACGGCGGAATGAGTAGTCCTTATCATTGCGATATACAGATCCGTTGACTGATACGAAATAGTTGGGGTCATGACGGAAACGCTCCAAGTACTCGTCATTCAAGAAGGTGCCAATCAATCGTCCAAGCTCCGGTTTCTTAGCTGTACCGGCGTTGTGGAATACATTAGGACCGATAACGATATACGAAGTGTTATTCTGGTACGGTTTGAGCTTCTCATCGTCATAATACGAGCCGATATAGTTCTCGAATGATAAGTTGCAGGTGCGGATAGTAGACGGATATAGAGACGCGAAGTCATTACAGCACACATACTCCCATAGACCGGGAATGGGTATCTTAACATATGCGCCAATAAGTCGTCCGCGCTCCGGATTCTCATTCGGCTCATATACAATCTTCATATCACGCTCGTAGAAATCCTGGAATACCAGAGACTCCGTTACTGCGATTTTACTGAAACACTTGCCAATCTTTTCTTCACAGTATAGTGAATACATATAGATGTGGTCTAGTGTTTTGAATCGATAGTTGATAAGCTGAACAAGGATACTATCGATAGCGTTGTAGTAAACGTATCGTGGATAGTCATTGTTATAGAGATCCTGCAAACGACCATTATACTCAATCTTATTGATACCCATGGACTCATTGGCTATGTAATCCAAGCTCAATGACTCTTTGATGGGCATTACGACCTTATCCTCATCCTTGATAACCTGCATCATATCGATGATCAGGGTGTGTTGAGGCATAGGCAACGTAATCTTGTTATCACGGATATCTGTGTATGTCTTCATCTCCATCTCGCCAGTGCAAGAGCAAGATTTTAATGAGATGTATGGGAAGTAATTCTTAATACGGTTGACGATATATTGCCAGTCGAAGAAGATACAGTTCCAACCAGTCAGGATCGGCGCTTTCGCTACTATGTTTTTCAAGAAGAAGTTGAGCATATCCTGCTCGTTCTTGAACTTCATGTACTTAAATGCCGGCTTATTCTGAAGCTTCAGCTCTTTGAAGAAATCCGTATTATCTAAGTAGCTATCAAACTGGTCACTAACCCACTGCTGCTCGTCTTGGGTTAAGTCCCTCGTCGACAATACAATACAGTTCAGTTCCGGCGATACTATAGATATGGTAGTAATCGGGAATTTACCTTGTGCTGGATCTGGGAACTCATCATCTTCCGGAACCCAGGTCTCAATATCGAATGTATATACTTTGGGGAATGTTTTACCTTGAAGAAGGTGCTTGTGTGCATCACCCAACTGCTTGAAGTAATACTTGAGGTCGAACTTACTTGGTTTTTCAGTCCAACACGCATCACATCTCGCTCCATCCCATGTCATGAATGGTCCAGTTGGTGTTTTATAGAATGTGCGGAAACGGTTGACGTTGAATTGCAACAGCTTCTTTGCTCCGATCTTATCTATATAAGATACATCCAGGCGTCGCTGTCTCTTGTCGTAGTTATAGTCTAATATCATAAGTTATGCGTTCTTTCGCTGTGGTTGATCTGCCCAGTATTTGGGGCTCGGGTTAAACATAATTTTAGTTAATTTAATATATAAAAATTGGGTTTGAACTTTATTATTTATACATGGAGTATACTAACATTAACATACTGGATGGTGATAGACGTTTTCGTTATATAATTGAATATGTCAACAACGCAGAAAGCAATGTCTCGGACAACCTCTGCTATGTTATCGGTGACGAACACGTCATTAACGACAAACTCAGATGTGATATGTTCCAGACTGGTTTAGAGCGATTCCGTCGTTTCAATAACTATTGGGAGAAGTATGATGGAGAAGTTATTGATGTGAATACTCAAGACAATTACCTGCCAGAGCATTACAACCTTAGCTCAGTTAATATATACTTCCCAGATAGCTCAGTAGAGACATACGACAACAATAATTTGTACATGCTCGCTGTTAATACCTGGGTCCACGGTCATATTGTATATCTCGGTACTTATTTATTGGATCGTCGCAATGCATTAGCATGTAAACGTGAAACGAAATTCATAAATCGTCAGTATCATGAGTACATCAATGTGAAATTTTTGGACCCTTGGCATCTAATATATTCAGATGAGTGGAAGGAATTTAGGCAGCATGTGTGTGGAGAAACTACTATAGATGACCATGAGCAAAACAACACAGGTTCAGTTCTTAACTTCACACTATATCCAGTTGTTGAAAACACAGAGGGGCAGTACGTCAAATTAGACCCATATATTGGAGGCCAAAACGCTATAAACATTGCAGACAGTATTAGTGATTATATTGGGTGCGACATTGCAATAGCACCTCGTGAAGACGAGCTTCGTGTAGATGACAAAGAACTTTGCGTGCATGCTTCGGTTCATTTTAATAAGAGCTATCAAGAGGGTTCCAGCCAAGTGATTCAGGACCTCAATCAATACATGAAGGAAACATATGGTGTAGATGGTAGTTTCCACATCGATTACAGTTTAGTTGTGCTAGACAGTGATAACATCTATAAGATCATCACTAAGCATCGTGACTTATTGGATTGTACATTTACTCGAGAGGAAATTGCATTTGGTGACTGGGATGGATTTAAAGAGGGATTAAAGTTCTCATTGGATGTTAGTTTATACCAGGAGAACGATGGAGAGCGCGAGGATTATATGATACTCCACTCTAACCAAATAAGCATCACACAGGATGTCATGAAGTACTTCATCGACACTAACAAAATTGAAATCATACCAAAGACTATAAATCTAGACTTAGTAGATATGAACAACTATACGATAAATGCAGTCAACAAGGTTGAGAAGAAAATCATACAGGTAGATCGTCCGGATGACAACAAGGCGAACTTGATTAAACCTGCATATTTCCGTGCTCGTGAATTAAAAGAGCTAACCATACATCCAGCTGTAACGGAGAACATCTGCTTGAATCTGGATGCATATAAAGCACGTACTACACGTTTCTATCTCCAAATTGAAGGAGCCACTTTCGCAGAGTATTCCAGAATCCCATCTGGAGTAATATTCAAAGTAGTTGGTGCTAACCTCCCAGGCGAAACAGGAGAAGGAGTATGCTACTTACTCAACCAAGACAAAGAGTTGATTACAACTGGTAAATACAAATACGAATCATGATTGATTTCAGTTTAGCAGAAGGCAAGGCAACGATCAATAATGATATTGAACTGCTCAAGCAGCAGATTGATATCTTATTTGATACCCGGGATATGGAGGTTCTCGGGTCATGTTACTATGGTACTGATTACGAGACGTTCTTATATGACCTTAGTATGTCTGCACCTGCTATTGAAAGTGCAATACTAAACGATTTATACCAGTTAGAGACGTTTGGTTACAGCCCAAGCGTTCACGTCGATCTATTTGAAGGGACTGAAAATGACATCATACTAGTCAAAATAGATTTTGTTAAGGATTCAGACAATTACGAATTTACATTTAAGATATCATGAAAATTTTCAGATTGTTAGATGCTCGTTATGCAAACTTCGTCACAGCGGTAAAGAATTATTTATCCAAGACGCTTACAGATTACGAGACCTCATATAGCAACAGCTCTATCTTCGGCCAGCTGATCAATGTAGTTACTGCAGCCATCCAAAATAACCAATTGTATATTGAGGACGCGATGGTTGAGCAAAATAAGTATACTGCACAGCGTAAGAAATCTGTGTATTCTTTAGCACAGCTATCCGGATACAACCCATCACTCGGAAAAGCTGCAGGCGCGCAGATCAAGCTCACATACCAACCAAACAACGCACAAGAACTGAGCCTTATCGTTAACAACCATCAAAGGCTCACATGCACGCAGAATGGTATGACGTATAATATCATCCTCCCACAAGAAGCTATCGTGGTTAACCTGGACCGAGATAATAGTTCTAAATATCTCTATGTGGTAGAGGGTCATTTTGAAACTCAAACTTTCATTTCTCGGGGTGGTCAGCTATATTCTATCAACGTGCCATTCTCTGGAGATGCAGATATTGACTACCTAACCGTCAAAGTAAACAATGAGGTGTGGGAACGAGTTGATAGCATATACGACATGAACGCGGATGGCAAACAGTTCATAGTTCGTACCTCACTGCATAAAGGATTCGACGTTATATTTGGTAATGAAGAGTTTGGTCGTGCGCTAAAAGAAGGTGACGATGTCGAAATCACTTACTTAGTGCATGATGGCGAACTTGGAAATATTGACTTGAATGTGGAGACATATTTCACTTTCGACGACATGCTGAAGGATATCTCAGGTGAAGAGGTAGACGGCAACTCAATATTCCAAGTGACTTTAGCAACACAAGACTATGCGACCTCTGGTACGAACTCTGAAGACAAGGAGCTCGTCAAGCAGATGATCGGTTACAATACTCGTTCTTTGGTGCTATCCACACCGCAGTCATATAAGAACCTCATCAGTAAGTTCTCATTCTGCGGTTACAATCGTACTTGGTCTGAAGTGGGTAGTTTGGTGGTTAACTCACTAATCATTCGCAACTACAAACAGCAACTAAAAGATGGTAAGGATTACTTCAATCTAGACGAGAGTGCATTCACACTATCATCAGCACAGAAGCAATCTATATACAACTTCATCAATAAGTCCAACAATCAATTGGCCGGTGTTGTATATAACATATACGACCCAATTCTTTGCAAATATGCTATGCATGTGTATGTAAAGCTTAAATCTGGCAACTTTGACCGTGATTATGTAAGCAATAAGATTCGTGTGCTTGTTGGTGAGTTCTTCTCTGACGTGAATAATGATATGTTCATTCCAAAGTCTGACATAGTACATCTACTCAAGTCGAACATTGATGAGATTGATAGTGTGAATGTGTACTTCCTGTCAGAGCGTAATGAGTCTGCTATGATTACCAGTCAGTATGTAGACGATCAGATTACATATGACATTGCAAATGGAACATACAAGCACAAAAAAGAAACTGTATATATCTTCGAGGGCGAGAATCCTAACTTAGGCCTAGACAACCACGGCAATATCCAGTTGGAGAACGACATGCAGTTCCCAGTACTGATGGGCGGTTGGAATTACATTTCCGGGTCTAACAAAGAAGAACTGACATATATTGACGATCCATTGACAATTGTGTTTGAATAACATGAACAGAATTGAAAAACAGGGCGCTACTTACGTAGTGTATGCTAAACGCGATACCGGAGATGTACCTATCTTATTCACTCCGGACAAATCGCAAGCGGAATTGATGTATAAATACATAACCGAAGTATGATAAGATTTGTAGATTTAGAAACCAGTAACGTATTCAACGGGAACAAACCATATGTGTTCTGGATGGATAAGGAGCAATCAATCAATTTGCTATATACAAAACGTATATGCGTGTTGAGTGATAAACCGGTCCTTTTGATGAATATGCAAATCAATAATGTATTTCGGTTTGTCAATATGCAAAATCTGGGTGAATTTGCTGATATCAGTGTTAATGATTTTAATTATAAAAATCTGCAACGCCTATACACTAACAACTATAGTAGTATCGGTGTACAATATGGTACTACCGGTTATTTTGTGCATATGATTTATATCATTGCTCAATCTACTGTTATTGGCGAATTTCATGAAGACTTTAGTATCGACGACGAGACATTTGAAATTGCGGCGGACTTCTATGCAGAGGATGAGAATCTCAAAATCAACTTAGCTAACTTCGGAGTTGAGATACCAGAATCTATACAAAATGCGATCTACGACGTTAATGTCCATGAAGAAGCTAATGACGATATCACACTGAACCGTAAGTACAAAGAGCTGCTTCTCAACTACTGGAGCATCGTGGCTAATCGCGGTTCATACAAATCTTTACTTAACTCTTTGGCGTGGTTTGAATATGGGGATATCGTTAAGATTGAAGAGATATGGAAACATCCTGAGATAAGTCGAGAGATGTATTCTCGTGCTGATTTAAACCAAACGCTAACCACTGCAGTTAAGGCAACCTTATCTAAATTCGCTAAGACGACATATATCGGACTCTATGCGGCTATGGAGAAGTTTGCTAGAAACGAACATGGCGAGGTGGTTAATGACCACTATTTAGCAGAACGTGGTTTCTGGGGCGAGGATACACCTGCACTTGAGGCACTGGCTATGAGATGGACTCGCGAAGAGATGAGCCTCAAGATGCACTTACTCGGCTGTTTCTACGAGGCTTACTTCATGCCGATTCACTTGGACCTATTGCAGTCTACTATAGAAGACGTAGTCTTTACGAATACTATCAAGATACTGCCTACACACAATATTAACCGTTTTGATTTCCTTTCTAACTTCGATTCATTCGAGTGTAATATCAAAGACGGCGATGTGTTCCAGTTGGGTGATGTAAGTGTTCAAGCAGGAGATATGCTCAAGAAGCACTATATTGACGAGAGCGATCCAGATTCTTACAAGACTCAGATGGCAAATGTGATTGAAATTCATGACGAATCAGCATGTCTTGCCTTTATAGCTAAATCGGATAATAGCAGCATAGGACTGGAAAGATTAAGTTCAAATCACACTTTAGAATATAGTTTCGACAAAGAAAATTGGGATGTATTTGATATTGACACAGTTATCGATCTCAACAACGAACAAATCGTATATGTAAGAGGTATTCTGGAGGAATCTATAGACGATGAGTATACGCAGTTTAAAATGTCTGGACGCATTGCATGTAGCGGCAATTGCAACTGCTTGTGGAATTATGAGGATTCAAATGCACAATTGCTACCATATTGTGGATATAACTTATTTAAAGATTGCAGCTCATTGCTCAACTGTCCTGAATTGCCATCTACTAAATTGGCTGAATACTGTTATTACGCCATGTTTTATGGTTGCAACAATATCAGCAAGGCTCCGATTTTGCCAGCAACTGAATTAAAAACAAGTTGTTATCGCTTTATGTTTAGTAAATCCGGCTTGACAAAAACACCAGAATTGCCTGCTACTCAGCTCTCAGAATATTGTTATTATTCTATGTTTGAAAATTGTGCTAATTTACTGGAAGCTGTGCCAGTGCTTGAGGCAGATCAATTATACGATTATTGTTATGCATGGATGTTCTATGGATGTTCATCACTAACAATCGCACCGGAATTACCCGCAACCCGTCTAGGGAATTATTGCTATAGGAGCATGTTCTATGGATGTTCATCACTAACATCTGTGCCAGAATTACCCGCAACAGAGCTAACATATGGATGTTATATGTATATGTTTGGAGGTTGCTCTTCGTTGCGCATTGCACAGGATATATTGCCCGCAACCAAACTGCCCAGAGATCCTCAATATTCTGGAATAGGTGGCCATGGATTGAGATTCGATGATGAAAGGTATTTCGGTGTATATACTGGTATGTTTTATGGCTGTAGAAATTTAGAAACAGCTCCAATACTACCTGCAAAACAATTAACTACCAGCTGTTATCATGCTATGTTCTATTATTGCACTAAATTAAACAGAGTGGTCATGTTAGCTACAGACATACAAGACCAACAAGTATCTGAATACATAGACGATCTGAACAATTTGCTGCATGAAAAAATAGGACCTTCGGCGAATGCGGACGCACAGTGGTTAAAGAAAAACACTACTATTATTTGGATAGACCATAGCGGTACAGTACAAAATCGCAGATGGTGTATAACCCAAGATGTTTATAATCAATGGTGTGCAATAGATACTTACTATACCCATGTTTCTAATAGAGAGCTGGCAGTATTAACACCAGAAGAGATAAACGAAATCATAGAGCAATATCATATAATATACGACGAATAATATGGAGATGGATTACAATGATTATCCAATATTTGGAGTAGAAGAAGAGTATAACAAGCAAATGGCTCTTCAAGGAGAGCGCGAGACATCCGGTATTGTAAATAATCGCCTGAGAACATTCATGGTGAATAATTACAATGGTATTGGTGTGGTTGTGCCTATTCGTTGTACTATGAATGGCGATAATGACGACTTTGTTAATAAGGAGATCATCACAGTAATCACTTACAAAGCCGACGACCCAAGCAAGACTATTACACATAAGAAGACCCTGACTAAACATGAACTATATCATTGTGTAGATGGTAAGATTCATGTGAATTTCAACTTATTACTCACTGAAGAGGGTGAAACTGTGTTGAATATGGGTTTCTATACAGCCGGTGGTCGTTCATATGTTCGTTCTATACACATAACTGTAGCAGGCGACACCCTATGTCGTATCCATCTATATCGTGTCAAGTCTAACTGGAGATTGAACATCAATGACGATGAGTTAGATACTCGTCAAATCAGCGGCACCAACGACTATAAAGCCCACATGGTTCGCCCATTCAATAGGTATATGTTCTCACACGTACGTAACTATGATGAGCGCTTGAGGGACATTAAAGACTACAAGCTGCCAAATGGTGGAACCGACTGGGTGAAGAAAGAGCATTTCATGGAGGTTGCCGGCTTCCATAGATTATACGTGCCGGGCGTTTACTACACAGGCAACCCAGGTCAAGGCGATCCCGACTATTATGGAATACGCCTCAATTACGTAGTCATTATCAATCAGGCGGGTTTGGATTGGCTGAGGGAAAACCACCCAGACGAGTACAATGATTTAGCCGTGTTCAACGAGGCGACTGATATTACATCAAGCTCACGTAAGTTCGACTTGTATATTCGCCGTGTTTTGATCGATCCAGACGGTGATCCTGAAGACCCCAGCAATATCAAAGATAAGTACTACACATTCATCAGTTGCGATTTTGACTACGATGAGCAAAACGGTCAATACATATACATCAAGAATGCAGTCCGCGAAGCAGCACAGGCAAAGACTTATGAAGGCCAGTCCATTAAAGTCATCAGAAATGGCGATGGATTCTTCCCTCAGAAACACTACCTGGAGGAGCTTGGTGTAGGTTTGAAGTATAAGACTGATGAGTGGGGTAATCAGATCTTAGACGACAATGGCAACCCAATATACGAAGGTTTATCAAGAGGCGCTCGTTTAGAGGATTACACCATAACTAACAAAGATACCGTGGTGGCTATTCCTGAAGCTAAGTACAACGGACTAACGATTAAAGATGCCGAATGGATATTCATTAACAAGTCCGCAGTTGGCGACGAGCGCGAGATTAAAATGATATCTACTAAGGAACCGTTTGTTGGGAAGGATATCAAGAAAGCGTTGGAACCAGGTTTCTACGACGTGATATTTAGATACAAAACTGGCGATCAGCCACACGAGGTACGCTTGAATAGCGCATTCCTCAAGAAGTAATAAAAGAAGAAAGATCTATTCTCAGGTTCTTCCGGGAATAGATCTTTCTATTTCTAAATGTTTTAGCAAAGTTAATAGGATGACCGTAGAGCTCGATTTCTCGATCCCTACTTTCTTTTCGCACTCGTTTGAGTGCTTGAATCATTATGTCATCCTTTTTGTTCTTCATCTGTTTCAATAGCCATTATGCTATCTACGAATCTTGCTTTGCCATTGTCATCCAAACCACACCCAACAAAGAATAGATCAGAGCTGTCCTCTATACCGAAGATCAGTTTGGTAGTTTGGTTTAGTTCACGGCGAGCGCGTGCTAATAGGGTTACAAAAACAACTTCTTTCGCCCCGAAGCGCTCTAAGTATATCTTCTCGAGGTTGCGAGTAGTGGATCCAGAATCGCAGAAGTCGTCGACGATTATAACCGTCTTGCCCGTGCAATCGACATTAGGCATATAGTTATATATCAACTCGCCTTGTTTGTCTCCACTGTATGAGCTTACTTTGATATTGGCTGTGGTCAATTCCATCAGCATATCATGTGCAAGCTTATCCAGGATCTTGTGGGATAGGAACGCTCCGCCTTCCAATACTGTTAAATATACACAGTTTTCAGCGCCTCGATTTTCAATGAGGTTGTATACTCGATTGGCGAGCTGCAAAACTGCAGTTTTTACCTCGAATCGGCTATATATCGTCTTATACCTCTTCATTATTCAGTGATTTAATAAATGACCATACGAATATCACTATGAACACAAGCACTGCGAATCCAAATGAAATGCAGAATGCCAATGTTCCGAGACTTGCAAATAATGCCATTACGGACATTACGCTGAATGGGATTCGCGATTCGTGAATCGCAGGACCTTCAATCCAATCAATCCCAAGCCATCTGTAGTAGTCCATGAGACCCTTGAGGACTTTGCAGTGATTTGGTTTGTCACTGTAACGATACATTCTCCAAATTGCACTAAGAGCATACACTACTGTGGAGAGTAACAAAAATGCTCCAAGCCATCCAATGAGATAAAACATCACTACGACGGCTAAGTCGGAGAGGGTGATTGCTGCTAAAATCATACTTATATTGTTTTAATGGTTAAGTACCCCGGGTGCGACTCGAACGCACGACCGGCGGGTTAGAAATCCGCTGCTCTATCCACTGAGCTACCGGGGCAAATGTGACGGACTAGCCGCCACGGTCGGTTACTTAATATACGGATATGGATCAGCACTTACTTCTTTAGCATTTTTCTTCAGTCCTGAACCATCTCGGTTTGTGAAATGTCTATCCACCTCAAATACTAGCCCTGTTCCAAGTTCCTTCACGAAACCTTTTAACCATAAATCATATGTACCTTCGCCAGAGAATGCATCAAAATTAGTAGCTATAGAGTCATTGACTCGCCTAAGTGCTTCTAATTCCTTGGTTTTCCCTCGTGCGAGGACTTCACTTTTGCTTGTGACCTTCTGCGTGGTATCATTGAACAAAACGGTATCGCCTACATTCAATGCGAGCGCTGCCTTTCCGTCCATTGCATACTTACCTTGTGGGAATGTCACTTCGAACTGTCCGTCGCCGTCTCCAGATAACTGGACTCCGTATGCCAATCCGAACTGTGTTCCGCATGAGGTGAGCATGATACTACTCATCACTGCAATTACGAAAACTAAAAATTTCTTCATGATGTTTGAATTTATTATGTTAAAATATAATAAAATTATCTCCAAAATTTATACGTATAGTCGAACCCTTGAATACTCCAAATCTGCCCATCTTTGTACTTGTATTCGGCCAATTTAAGCAATTGATCTGGATCTCCTTCTAGTTTCATTCGACTCATGCGATATAACCGCTGATTAGTCGTCTCCTTGTCTAATCCACCGAGTTCTTTGATGTATGGGCCTACCTTGAGATAGGTTAGCATCTGGACCCAGTACGAAGCCCCATGATCAATCATATCCTGAACATCCTTACGTCCTGAGTAGACTGCAATGTTCATCCACTTACCCCTCTCTGTGGTCCAGTCACAATAATATCCGACTATCTTAGCCAATCCATCGTAATCGGCATCTCCGCCCATTAGGCACAGACAAGTACAGGCGCTGTTGGCATCAAGCAAACGATACAACTCTTGTTTGGTTAGTTCTGTACCAACGTCCTCCCAGAGGAACTTACTGTGACAATCCGGACAGTGAATCGGACAGTTGCTGAGGTTGATACATAATGTCACCTCATCTGGTATCTCCGAGAATGTTACTTGGTAGTTATAGTATTTCATAAGTATAGTGGTGTTATATTGTAATCTTTAAATTCTTCATAGATTTTCTGACATGCTAATTGAAACTCTTCACTCGGATCATCTGGATTATGAAGGTTGGGCACATATACATAAAACTCAGATGGGGTGCAATTTGGGAATCTCTTCTGAATAGCTAAAAATTCGAATCTCCAGTCCCTCATGACTAGGTCGCATCGCAATCGTTTCTGTCTAACGAACGTATCGAACAGCTTGGCTGCGTCAGTCACTTGTTTCAATATATCCTCATCGCACGTCTGTATCATATAAAAAATATACTTCAGTTATCTTACGGATGTTAAATATATGGCGTCGGATTAAGTCAAACATGAAGCTCTTAGGTAATCCTCTGGGAGTTGCATAAGTCTGCCATTCGAACTGGAACTGACTGTCCGGATTGCGATTGGGAACCAAGTACTGGAACACCAAGCTACCCCCTGCGCCTTCCCATTTAGACTCAACGTGATCCTTATACTGCATTTCAAACGATCGCTTTAAGTTATCCTCAAACTCGATCTCGTGCATGTTACCCTTCACAACCTTTGTGTCATCATCTTGTATCATATATACAAAGTATCTGGGATATCTTTAGTGCTTCTTCATTGCTTTTGCAAACATAGGTGCTAAACTGGCAGGTACAACGACGTAACTAGATGATCCATACTTTCGTCTTCGCTCTTCAATAGCGTTAGCGGTATTTAGTATCTTGTCAAAGAGCTGACGAGACTGAATCATCTTGTCTTCTCGATCTAGTACTTGTTCATCACTTGCTTGTATCATAGTACAAATGTTTGAGGGCTGTTTGCAATCATTCGTATTCGAGAGATCTCTTCCACAACAGCAGAGGCATCTTCGTTGTGGTCCAACCCACTAAATCGTGCTGTTAATTCGTCTTCATATCGATCCGATTTGATACTCAATCGCTCACCAAGGACTTTGAATTTGACATAGAAGTTGTGTGAGCTCGCATATGATCCGTCCCAAAACTCATGGTCAACCTTTTCTGGGTCCATGATCTCAACGTTGTATCCCGAACGAATCACAGTAGACTCGCGTAGGCCCCTCATTCGCGTCTCATCATCAGCCTCATACGTGGTGTACTCATATTTCATATATAAGGGCTCCGGTAGATGTTCACTAATCCACTTGAGGCCTTTTTCCATATACTCGTTAACGATATTTGCATTCACATATACCGGGTATCCACACATATTATCATACACGTATTTCGTATACGAGCGACGATTGATGCTTTTGATACTAAACCTCATCATCATCTCGGATATGTGGTTGTCGCGATTGAAGCTTCGATCTAACGCATTTATCTTACCGGCGCCTGTGAAGAAGTCGTATATTAAACGAGCCACCTCTCGTCTCATATGTGTACGAGACACTTCAAAAATTACTTTTTCATCACTGTCCTGTATCATCGTATATTGCTTCTAATCCATATTCTACACTATCCATCCACTGTATATTTACACCAAACTGCCTCAGTTTCAATGCTAAGTTGTTCTTAGTCTTCCAGACTAATCTCTCTTCTTTTATAACACTCCCATCATCTCGAACACCTACACATACAAGTTGCTCCTCAGTATCTTTTATCATTTCCTCATACTCATACTTATAGAACTTGACCGATATCACATGATCGTTGATGTAATAATGATCTCCTCCAGGAGGTACTACGAGTATTGGTTCGCTGAATATGACTCGGAATAGACCAGTCACTTCAAAGTACTTATCGTTACTATTCCGATTCGCATAGGAATGGTTAAATGCATCCAAAATGATCTGATCCACTAATCGATCAGTCTTACCTATTACTATGTCATCATCATCTTGGATCATTAGATTGCTTGGTATACGCTTGAAGGAATTGTTAGCTTATGCGGAAAGGTAATCTCTCCTTTATCTCGTTCCAATAACAATGAGAACCCAACTAATGCGAACACGTCAGTTACCGTCTCTCTCACTCGTATAACATGCTCTTTCCAAATAGCTTCTCCTTTCTTCCTAATGTAATATGTGAAGTCCCAGCAGCCGTTGCATCTATTCACGTAGTTGGTCGCTTTCTGTAACTTACAAGCTTCCCTTACATCCTCGGCGAAATGAGAATAGTTAGTTACTTGATCTATTACTATACTATCATCGTCCTGTATCATTGTGTAAGTTTATCTGTATCTTTACAAACATTTCGTCTCTCTCATGTGGAGAAGCGTACTTAGCCATCTCTATGACTGTCTTATTGTACTCTAACATGTCCTGTATTTCAGACATCCTCTTGCGCACGTATACTTTGAAGTCGTCATTGATGTTCGATTTAACCCACTGAGGACTAAAATGGATTGTGTGCGGACGTTTACGACCACCATACGTTATAAGATCAACGCTAAAAGTCCAACTAAGCTCTCTTCCATAATTATAGCGGATAGCATTCTCAAGCTCTTGATTGAGTAAGCTCTCGAACTCAGCACCTTCTCGTACTTTCTTCTCTACTATGTTATCATCATCTTGTATCATTTCGGCATTACTATTCCAACGGGCTTGATGAGATATGACGGTACTTTGAAGTATGGCGGCGTTTTACTTGGTTCTTTTTTATCGAGATTATTTACTATAAAATCTACAATACAGGCCGCTAATCTCTTCGGTAATGCAGATTTCCCTAGTTCGGACCATGCTATCTCCATGGTTAATTCCTTTTCAGTAGTGTCATAGTTACAGCCCCGAAAACGCACAGGCTCGTCAAACACTAATTTGATTTTTGCCTTCACATGCGCCTGATATTTCATATCACCATCAGAGTAGCGTTGGTGTATGATACTCCGTCCCCGAAGGTCTATTGACTTCTGGTATAACTCTTCACACATATGTTCTAAGTGCCACCGGTTCATTTCCTTGGCAGACTTAGCCATTACTTGCTTGTCGTCGTCTTGTATCATTTCACTACGTAGTGTATTGTCTGATACGGTAGTTCTCGTATCGGAGACAGTTTTGTTTCGAATGGGATAGCATCGTTAAAGAGCACCGATAGAGCAACCTCAGAGTCTGCTATGTTCTCAGTAAGCTTGATAACGAATTGTATGCTATGTACTATATATGGATCAGTCAACTTTAATCCATCGCTGGTGAGTCCAAACTTATCAGACATGAAGCCTACGATAACACTGCCGGTCTCTTGCTTAAGGTTAGTGTCGTATATCCCAGTCTGATTGACGTTCTTTATATCACTATCCACGCGGGTGAGAGTCTCGCCATAGATAGCATTCATGTCGCGAATGAACTCTGCAATCTTACCCACGAGGTTGCGATACACATCGTTCATGTAAAATATAGGTTTGCGCTTTTGGGGGTTGGCTACAAACTTATCCGTAAACTTGAGTATGTACCGCCCGACATCACTACCCTCCTGTTGAAAAGCCTCAACGCGGTCAAAGTCAAACACACCATCGAACGAAGTCTTGAACTGCTCAGTGATGCGGTGACAAACCCAGTATGGGTTATTCTGGAGATTGCGCTGCTCAACAATATTATCGCTATCCTGGATCATATATCTATATCCAAAGAATGCAAAAATCTTTAGTTATAATCGTGCTTCATAACGGTGCCAAGGATCCAGCACACTGACTCTTTCGATTAACACGTTGTGCATATCATGTTCTTCCACAGGGTATTTCTCCTGTATCCGTTTTAAGAGCTGTATATAAATTGTGTCGATGAGGCGGATATAGTTATCAGCTGAAAACTTGCGGACCTGCTTGTTGAACTGGAATTGTTTCGGGATGTTCACAGTTACATACCCTTTGTCTTCAAATTCTAAATCAGGATCGCGATCAACAGTATAGTCCGTGATGATAACAACGTCTACCTTCTTGCCCACAATAGCCATTGAGAACACACTTTTCACAGATAGGTCCGCATGTTCCTGGATCTCTTTGCATATGCGCATGTATTGCTCTAAATTACGCCCTAATACTTCATTGTCGTCATTTTGAATCATGTGAAACTCCTGTATAACTAAAGTGGAATGAATCGTTAGTTTCTTTTATGGTGCCGTTCTCAAGATCGGCTTGATCAATGCCGAGCTTATCGAGCATATCTAACATACCAGCGGCATTCACACCAGCAGTGTCGTAGATATCGCTAAGATGATTTGCTAATAAATGGGTTTTGGTCACCGATGGACCTTGACGCCACAATAACATACTCTTGATAGACCTGAAGTCCTCTAAGTTGTAGTGACGTTTACTCATATAAGCAACAATTTTATCCAATATCACAGAAGCCCAGGAGGTCTCATTTGCAGATACTGTCCAGTCCATATGAACCCATAGATCATCTGGTATAGTTACATAGATGCTCTCATCATTCCGATCCTTAGTCTTAAATGATATCTTGATGCTATCATACGGCCCATACATCTCACTACGAGGATCGCCGGGATTGCTTCTTTTTACCTCTGTAAGCTTACTCCACAATATCGGCATATACCGCATAATCTCGGTGGTAATCTTGAGGTGATTCTCATCTACGCCAGATTTTAATATTTTCTCATCCGACTCTTGTATCATAAAATTTGATTATTGCACATTTATTTGCGATTTAACGCGCGATCTCATCAAGGCTGAATAGTTCTTAACCTAAAACGTTTTAGCGCATTTAAAATCAATTTTATCTCACCTCGAAGTATATGAAACTACCATCTTTCACCAAGTGTTTGAGGTAATCGGATTTTCGATACCATCCATAATGCTGGATTCTGATGCTATCATCTGTCATATCAATAACCTTTTTACCAATTACATTGGAGCCATTTTTAACGAGGATAGTGCAGTGACGTCTAAAACTAAGATTGCGCCAATGTTCTTCTCTCCAGTAGTATCCGTACCAGATGACTGCTGCAATGATAAGCAGCGCTATAACGATTGGGGTTATCATTTTTTCTTGAGTTTAGATTGGATTTGTTTTGAGATTTCTAAGTTACGTTTACGCTTCTCCTCCATTTCCTCTGGATGAGTATGGGCGTATTCGATCTGCTCAGTCACAAAGGACTTCGGTATTTGCAGCTTCCAGTTGAAGTAGTGAGGACACATTAGGAACCAATGTGGATCCCGGGCGTCGTCAATACACTTGCCTTTCATGATACAAGTTTTCTTGCATACCTCTTCTTGAAAGACAGGGACATCTTTAACGTCGTATTTCATATTACTTAAGGTTGAATCGTTTGAGGTATTCTGAACTCAGCGGATAAAACACACCGTCTTCACCCATGTAGTGACTGGCGCCGAGCACAACCATCAAGGACATGTTATCTCCATCCTTGCAATACTCAGGAAAGTATAGCGTTATGGGTTTGTTGATGCCATGAGCGTAGCCAATCTCCCAAACCGTACCTGATGTGCAATAGTGACTGCCGTACATAGCAATAACCATGTCACACGAGTCAAGCTCCTGCACATCCTTATCTCGGACTGCTTTAGCCCATTGGTAGTTAGAGAAGTTCCAAGTGCCGTCTGGTTTTTGAAAATCTCCAGGAACCTTGAACTCCATTGGGATGTATAACTTTGCGTTCGGATACTTCGTACGCACTATCTCAATCATGTGTTTAAGGGCTTCGCGCTCACGAGGCTGCGAAAATGGCCCGGCAATGTATATCTTCATAATCATATATCTATATATGCACAAATTAGTAATCTTTAGAAGTAAACGGCTGATAAATTAGTTCATTCTTATGTTTCTTGATGTAATTGAATATGTTTTCTAAGATTTTCTGCTTACCAAACTCTATTGGAAATTCATACTCATCCTCTTTTTTACCAACTGATCTGAACGCATCTCTCTGCTTGTTCAGGGCAAAGTTTCGCGTGCTCTCCCGGTCTCTTAGAGACATATTAGTTAGTATTATCCCAAATTTCACCGAGCTTGGTTCTGTGTAGCCATACCTTGGATCCCTATTGATCCCGCGCACAATCAGGTTAATCATGCAGTCTGAGAATTTGATAGCATTAGTATATGGTCCAAGCATTCCACTAGATTGTATTGTTAGTTCAATTTGCCGGCCTATGATCGCATCCAATACTCTAATGGAGAATCCTTCTAACCACTCAGTATAAGTCATATCGGGCAAGTCTTTAATACCAGATGTATCCGGCCAGCCACTAGACCAGTTACTTTCCCGTTCTTTTGGGATATATAGTGTGTCTTTGGTCTTCTCCAATATTTCGTTGTCGCTATCTTGTATCATCTTACTTTCAGCAAATTTATTTCATACAAGCCATATTTTTCGTATGGATATTCTCGCCCGATTTTTCTGTCTTGTTCGAATATTCGGTCCACTATAAATGCAATAGTGTTAATCACATTCTCTTCTAACGAGAGCTTCATATCATAGTGCCAATCTTCTGGAATGTTAAGTCTGAGAAAATCAGGATGTCCATTATAGTAGACTACTCGAAGCTGCTTATATTCAGTCTTACCATACACCTCTAGATCTTTGCCCACAACTCTAACATATGCCGGAAGTTCTTTGGTGATCTCCCGGTATAATGTTATGCCCGTAACAGATTTGGACAATACTTCACTGTCGTCGTCTTGAATCATGCTTTTTGGAAGCTTGTGGGTTCCATGAGGAGCATATAGCTGTGAGACACCTTGGTTACTTGACGAGCCTCATCCCAAACGTATTTGTGGAAGACGTGAGTCTTGATCACATTCGCGGTGAAGTCGTGATTCTTAACAGTCGCACCAAGCTCGCGGCCGGTTTTCGTAGTGAGGATCGGTTTGTAGATCCAATAGTTCGCCCAGTGCGTCGGGGCAATAGACTTCATTGGAAGGTTGAACATAGCCACCTTAACGTTGTGGCCATCTACGATAGCGTTAGCTGCGAGGTTGCCATCAATGCCATCGGTGTTATTCATCGCACTGTTGTTGTAGATGTTCGAGGTGAAGTGGATGAGCTTAGTACCGTCGAAGTTGAGCTCCTTGTCTGCGTCTTTAACAGTCACCTCAACTCTGCGATCAGTAACGATGAGTTGGTACTTAACAGGGTCGATATCATCGATCTTACGAAGTGAACGAGCGCTCGACATGAGACGATACTTACTAACGATGTCGAAGTTGCCGGTCTTGATATCGAAATGACGGCTGCGATCTACAATAGTAGTGGCTACCTCAATCTCAAACCAGTTGTCTTTAAGGCGCACGCCCTCATCCAGACGCTCACCCTTCTTATTGAACTTATACGGGAGAGAGTACTGCGGGCCGTAAGCCGTGGCACCATAGTGAGAGATGTCTGCGTTGTCGAAGATTACATGGCAGCGATATATCAGCTTATCGTCGTTGTCGATGACGTTAGCAGATGCGGCTTGAACGATCTGCTTGGTACGGCCCTCACCGATCTCCAAAGCGAATACGTTGGTAGTGAAGTATGCTCGACGGGTGCCCGAGAACTTTAACATGTCCTCCGCTCTCTCCAAAACGCTGAAATCACTGTCCTGTATCATATCTGCATAGTTTTATGTTATATATCTATATACAAAGAAAGAGGAAATCTTTAGTGATTCCCTCCTGAATTATAGACGTTTTGGTGTTATTTCCTTATGACCTTTTCTGCGTGGTCTATTAGGTATTGATATATATCTTCAGTTGCTATTCTAGCGCTGTGATTTATCACATGTGGAAATACTGAAGTTATTACGTATAACTCAGTTTTTATTTTTCGTCGTTGCGCGATTGATAGATAAGCAGTATTTTTCGATGCGTTGAATGTGAATCTGCAGATATACGTATCTCCATAACTCACATCGAAAGAGAAATTGTCAGATTCTTTACCTTTATTTGTAGTGAAGTTTACAGTTAGACCTTGTTTCTTGAGATCTCGTTTTACTTCCCTAGCACCGCCTTGAATGATCGACATTATAACCGACATTTCAAGTCCTTGATTCCCTGTTCCTTCATCACGCGTAACAACTTCGTCTTTAAATTTCACATACATTGGTGATAAGAAATTCCGACTATCGGTTGCAGGGTTGTACGCTCTCACATCAGGAATCAAGCCCAAATGCTTTAATAATGAATCGCAAAGGGCATACGTTGCGGTCATGGTTTTTGACTTATCAAGAACCTCAGAGTCATTATCTTGTATTGCTTCCCATAGCGGTCTCATTATGCGCCGATCATTTTTAACATGCTGTCGTATACATCACGTTTATCACCACATTTGATGAACACGCGACCACCATTAAACTCTGGAGTGAAAGTTACTTCATGTACTGGCATTGTGTTTTGACCAGGTATATTAGGGTTCTTTGTACGGACTGTGACTGCTCCATTTTGAGGATTGTATGAGTATACGCACTGATTAGCATTCAGTGAAAAAATATAACTCAATCTTTGAGCAAATTGCACATATGCAATCTTCGGATCCGAACTCGATGTTTGGAACTCAAGATATGGTTCACTGTCGTTTACAACAGATATCTTATTGATCACTCCAACAGCCTTTAGTGCAGAGTTGATGCAGTTATATACGAGGCTGGCGAAGCTGCTCACCATAGCGGCTGCTTGGTTCCTAGCCATCTGCTGTAGTTGTTCATCGCTCGGTTTGTCTACTCCCGGATTAACTGGAAGACCTCGCATTTGTTGTATTCGTTTATAGAAATCTGGATTCATAATAGCAATTTATTTAATATACAAGAATTACACATTATCTTCAATGATCTTGAGTAATTCCTTGTGTTTGAGAGCATGTCTGGATAGCTCAAATGGCATAAATCTCACGATGACATTATGACCGAATTTGTCTTTAGTCCTCACAACGTCGATGTGCCAATCTACACCGTGCTCCTCATCCTCATCTCCGAATCTCCAAGACAGTAGGTACTTGACTAACCACACATCCGGATTAACAGCCATCTTTTGTTGATCGTGCGATTCAATTGCAAATTCCAAATCATGATATTGCTTCTTGATCATTTGGTTCATCTTGCTAATTTCGAGGATAAACTGATTTGTCCTCCAATTGTCAAAGTACCAGGTTTCATCACCCACTTCTTTAACCCCTATCCGATTGTCTCGAGTTCTACGATCTAGTTTACCAAATACTTTTACAAAGCATTCAGCGAAAAATGGATAGAATAGTGCTTCTTTAGATTTGCTATCTACCTCTTTGTCATTATCTTGTATAGCTTCCCAAAGTGGTCTCATCGTTTTGACTGTAATTTATCTTTCCAATATTTCAAAATTTGCTCACGAGTACGTTTCTTGAATCTCCCCTCAGTAAATACCGCTTTAGACCAGGCCTCTGTTGGGAGAGGTGTAACCGCAGAACATAGCCCCGGAATATATTGACGCACACCAAAATCCATGCCGGCTTTTTCTAATTGCTCAACCAACCATTTATAATCGAAATGAGATAGTTCGTTTTTGAGAGGTTTATTGAAGCTTTTCAGATAGAATGGTTTATATATCTCAAATATACGTTCCATTATCTGGAAACGAATGCGTGGAGGGTAATAGTGAAGATTGAATCCGATGATACGTCTGCCCTCTTTTGATACATAATCACCAAAGAATATAACAACTGGCATTGCATCATAGTACTCCAGCTCCTCCTTGGTCTTCGGCTCGAAATAGTTGAACATAACTAACTGGCCGGGTATCATGGATCCGGTTTGGCGATGTTCATAATTATCAGTCAAGTACAAGCGAGATACTTTGTCACGAACTTTGTTGTTCTCCTTGTAGAGCTTTTGACTTCTAACATCCTTGCGTAGGTTATAGTTTCTCTTAGGTTTTTGGCCTACGTTTTTGGTTATGTATTTCGACGTGTCTCTCATCTGTCTAATAGTCTTTTGATATTTGTGCGGTTATTGAGACGTTGATTCCAGTAATCGAAGTAACCAATTGTACGATCGATATCCGATTTGCTGTCGTATGCAGTCAGATCGGTACCCAGAATCAATCTGTCAGTATCTACTTGGAATAGCTTGCGGGCGTCCACGTCAATAAACTTAAACGCATGCCAGGATAGCTCGAACCATAGATTTTGATATTTGTGTTGCAAGTCGACTGCACGTTTAAATGCTTCGGTGTGACTATCCAAAGCATTGATCCCCATGTGACAAAGGACTACTTTTCGCTTGTCGTTGCATTTGAGCAATGCCTCTAAGCCTTCTACTGCACTATTATTAGCTAAATCAATATGCACAAATATTGGTAGATCCTTGGTTAGAGGGTTTGCAGATATGTCGAATGCTAATTTGAAATCATCATAAGTCTGCTCTCCGCTGGTGTGGCCAATATAGTGTTTATAGCATTTGATCTCTCCTATGCACTTTACACGATCCGGATAGGCTTTAACCACCTTGCATATCTCTTCAATATCCCTGCCATTAGCAGCGATTGGACCTTTTTTGTTCAGCTTGCAATATGATTCAAAATACTCAAACAGCGACTTATCTTTATGTTTGATATCGCTGTTGATCATAGCAATCGACGAGTCGATATCGATAGCGGGATAGTCTTTGAGAACGTTATTCCCAAAGAGGTTAGCGTGGCTGTCACTGCGTGTCGCACATCCAAATAAAAAATCCTTTAAGTCTCTCATATTGCTGTTAATATAATAAGTTTACCACATGCCAGATTGCTGATAATTCTGCTGATAATTTGGCTGTTGTTGGTATCTTTGGTTCATAGCAGCATATATATCATTCATATTAGTAAATACCTTTGTTGGATCGAAGTACTGCCCATCGCTATATTGTTGCAGCTTCTGCATGTCAATCTGCCCTGGGTATGCCATAGGTCGAACAGGTTGTGCTTGCTGCGGTTGGGGAGATGGAGTACCAACCAGCCCAAGTTCAAGGCGAGATTCAAACTCAGATCTCAGATATTTGTATGCACGAGACTGTTTGGCGTGAACCATTTGAATCTCAGCCATCATAATATCGTCGTGGCCGAATGATGCCTTGTACGTACCATTGCCATTACTATCACTAAAGTTCTCTGCCTCAAACAAAAAGTCCACACACCTATTAACTAATACATCGCGTTCAAATTCATCTTTGAACATTTTACAGCCGATGGACTTAGTAGCTGTGTTTAGCTTGACACCCATCGTAAACTTAGTCATATTGTCGTTATAGTACTTGACTATGTTAGACTCATCGAAATTAGCGCAGCTCGGATACTTATTGCGATTCTCCATCAGATACATGATGAACAATTCTCCGTACGTGTTGTATTCCAAGCTTATACAGTGCTGGTCTGGATGTAAGTATTTGATATCCAATTCCATCAAAGCAATGGACGCTTTGTCGAGGTTCATTGTGTTACATCTGAACATACCTACACACTCATCTTTCTTACCAGGAATCATTCGGTTAAATAGGAACACAGTATAGTCCAATCCTACGCCCTCAGCCAAGTCTGCAGTTACTGTGATGAAGCTATTGCGGAGGTCGTCCATCGGTTCGAAATCAGGCTTCCAGAAGAAGTGCTCTGAACCAGTAACGCCAAATAAGTCCTTATTGACAAATGTGATAGCTTCGCGTTGTCTCTTGCGGAGTATCTTAGTGTTAATGAGTGTATTGGCGTTGATGTCGAAGTTAGTACCAAACTGTGTATTGAATGCCTCTTCAGAGCCATAGTTAGCCACCTGCATCTGGTGCCATGCCTCGTCTCGCTTCTCCCAGCAACGCTTCTCCGGATTCCATTCTGGTATCTCGTCCCAGTCGGTTTTGTAAGCACCAAACTCATTCATATGCTGCTCTGCTGCCTTGTATATACGGTAGAACAAGTCCAAGCCACCCTGTGTACTGGTTAGCATAAGACGTGCCTTACCTGCCTGGATGGTAGGCAGCAAGAAGTTGTACAATTTGTCTTTGATATTTGGTGCAGTGTGAGCCACCTCGTCCCAAAGCACGCAGTGTAAAGTGTAACCAATGCCTGCAGTTGGAGTAGTGGCCTGGGCGATAAGCTTGCAGCCGTTATCCAAAACAATCTGCGACTCATTCCATTTGTACACGCCAGGGCGTAAGAAGTACGGTAACTCAACGAAGATCGCCTTTGTCTTTTCCATAATATCCTTAGCGTGTGAGAAAACATCCGCAATAACAAGCGCATTCTTATCCACATTGAACAGAATGTACCATAGTAAGAATATAGATGAGGTAGTTGTTTTACCGCATTGTCGAGCGGCGAGATATATAGAAAGACGGTATTTCATTAAGTGGTCCAAATAACCTTCTTGGTAACCACGCATCTTAACCTTCTTGATGCCTTCCGGCGTCATCAATTTACAATATGTGTTGCTGAAGTAATGGATATCCGCGGCGCATTTCTTCCATTCTTCTATCTCTTCTTTTGTACGCTGGAATACGAGGTCGCCCTTCAAGATTTTTGAGTTGTTCTCGTAGAATGGATTCGCGACCAGCTTTCGTCCATCCTCCAGTCCTTTGATAGCAGCTTCGATGGTTTTAGTAGACCAGACTACACGTCTCGCCTTAACACCATCGCGCTCTTCTTTAACTGGATTAAAATCATTCTTCATATGATATATAATATGTTTTAATGCAATTTTTTCATAGTTTTTCTTTAATAAACACTGAAAACACACTTATTCTAGATCAAAATAAATGCATTTATATGGGTAAACAAAACGATTATGAGGGTCTAGAATCTGAGATCGGCAACCTCGGCGGTGAGGAGCAAGTCACCGAGCAGAAGGCTGAAAAGAGTCTGGGCAAGCTCAAGTACGATCACGGAACACGAAAAAGAGAATTGTCAGACGAGGAGAAGCGCGAACTTGAGGCGTTCCGAGCACGTTCGGATAGCCGTAGTACAATCGGTCGTGGAATGGGCGGTCCAAAACTCCCAATGGGTGACCCTGATGATGGAGTGGTTCCAGTTGGTGATGGATGGATCCCAGTAGACCGCATGGAAATGGGATTGCGCTCTTACTTCTATCCGGAGGATTGGCAATTTGCAGTTCGTCCTGCAACAGTCAATGCTATCAAGAACTGGACTAGTGTGGATGAGGAGCGTATGGATCAGGTTAACAATGCGTTCAACGACATGATCAAAACCTGCGTCAAGATCACGAGTTCAGAAGGTGGTGTATCTTGGGAGAATCTCAATAGCTGGGATCGTTTCTGGTTTGTTATGAAGATCCGTGAGTACACATTCACCCACGGTGAGAGCAAAGTTCAATTCACTGACACCTGCTCGGAGTGTGATGAAGACATTACATATGAACTCACGTCGGCTGGCCTGCACTACGAATATCCAGATGACGATATCATCGAGAAACACTGGGATGGCAAGGTGTGGAAGATCAATCCACGCGAATATGATGTCGATGCAGATGAGATCACACTATATCTACCTACTCTCGGCAAGGACAACGCTGTTATCACATGGGCTACTAATCGCTATCGTCAAACTGGTAAGGTGGATGAACATTTTGCGGAGGTTATTCCTTGGTTGATTCCTAAAGCATCTCGCGACCCACAGATGTTCGACCGTCAAATAGACAAGATTTATAAGGACTACAAGAGCTGGAGTGTTGAGTTCAACTCATTCATCCGAGATGTAATCCGCAACTTGACTATCATGCCGTCTAACAAGCTGAGAACAATTTGTCCATGCTGCGGCAGGGAGGCTGTCTCAAATCTTCGATTTCCAGACGGTATCAAGGTCATCTTCAATGTCGCTACCAGAGCAAAGAAGTTTGGTTCTCGATAATAACAGTTTGGAAAGGGCTTTGCTTAGCCTTTTCCATATCAATGTTATGAACCTAATAGTCAATAAGGTTCAACTAGCCAAAAACTTCCATATACAGCCGTCTGAGATAGATAACATGTATATGTGGGAATATGAGATATTCCTTAAAGAGCTCAACAGCATCGTCAAGAAGGAGAACAAAGAGCAGCAAGAAGAGCGTGATAAGTATAAGGTTGGTGATTATCGCAAGTTAGCTAATCCTAATAATGCGATGAAGATGGCTAACCAAAGTGGTATGAAAATGCCGAGTATGCCAAGCGCTCCAAGCATAAGAATGCCGAGCTCAGGATCGTTCAAGATCTGACAAAAAAGAAAGAGAACCGCAAGGTTCTCTTTTATTATATAGTTATATGAGAACACTTTGGGAAGCCATACAGGATACAGACGATAGAATCAATGCAAAGGCGGATAGTTATTTAGCTATTAGACGGATGGCTGAAGAGCTGATTGATACATTTGGAAAAGCTACGCATACAATTGATATGTGGAGTGGGGATGGTATTACGTTTGATAAGTACACACGTAATACAAAGGGTAGTGCTATGCTAGATCCTGAGTCATACACGACACCTCTTCAAGACGTAAAAGATGAGGTACAAACTTTGATTGATAAATTCAAAGCCGGATTGAAAAAGATCCACGGCGTCAAGAATATAAAGGATGCATTCACTAATGATAATGACAACCGCAGCACTATTTTCAAGAAATCATCTATATGGGTGATGGTGGAATTTGATAAGAAGTTAGATATGCCCGGGTTCTCATTTGAATTTGTATTTGAATACACGTCTACAGGTCATAGAAAAGCAATCGACATACGAAATATACCGGAAGGTATTAACTTCGTTGAGATGTACAGCCGCGTATTCTCAGACAATCAGGATAACGTTAAGCAGTTCAAAAAAATAATCGAAGAATTGGTATGAGGACTCTTTGGGAAGCGATTAACGATAATGACGAAACTGTGATTCATAACAGTAAACTCATCACAGACGTAGACACCCAACGCTATAAGCTGATGAAGCTATTAACGGAGTTCTTTGGAGTTAAGGAGTTTATACCTCACAAGAACTATCACGGCACGCTGATTATCAAGAGAACTAATCATCTCAAGATAAACGAATTTGCCAAGCAATTAGAGAAGCAACCTTTTGTTACTATGACCAAAGTAGATCGAGGGGATAAGTTAGCGAGTTATGGTTCAACTCTATATGTGAATAGTAATCTTGGTATATTGTGGTATTTCACTTTCAATAAGGTGCTGAATGCCATCACCTCGGTACATGATAGTGAAGGTGTTCACATAAATCTATTTAACTACATGAAACAATGAGACCGCTTTGGGAAGCCATACAAGATAGTGATGATAAGATCCTAAACAGATCAAAAGATATGCTTGGGAAGAATCAGCTGGAGGCGATGATGCTACTAATCATCAACCCAGTTGTAGAACTGATGCATAAATATCAGTGTAAGTACAATGGCCAAGATGATGCTACTAATGTATTCTCATTTGAAGAAAAGGATCACTACACCAATAACATAGACTCAAAAGAGGTTAGAGATGCAGTGATAAAGAGCATCAAATCATCCAACTACAAGGATATCATGAAGATAGATACTAAGTATGTATTGTTCATAGATTTCACTGATGAGGATATGCGAAAGAAATACCATAGGTCCGATAAGAAGTACAACGACCAATACGCACTGAACGTGGAAGTTACATTCCATTCAGGCAAGTGTTTTCTCAACGTATTCGGCAATAACACCTTCATAAGAACCTTCGAAAAATTACTAGATAAGCGAGCATGAGAACACTCTGGGAAGCCATACAAAGTAGCGACGATGACATAGCTGCAGCATCAAGCAAAAGCATGGTGCCGTATCGCATAGTAGATATATTCTGCGATGTATTTGCACACATGTATCGTGATAAGGATTCAAAATACGATCAAGGAAGTGATTATGTAGCTGGGCGTATACCAGTGTCTAACTATGACAAAATGGATAAGTATAAGACTGAGACTGAGCTGAAGAAGGATCTACGTAAGTTCTGTAATAGTGTTCGATCTGAGTTTGCTCCGAAGGTGCTCATCCAGATGAAGACTAAACGAGATCAGATACTCAGAGTGGTAGATCGAAAAGACTATCGCATAATCATTTCTATTGGTAGCGCCACATATGGGCTAACAGTTCAGTTTGACACAAATCCGACGGCGAAGGGCGAGATTCCGGAGGTTAATTATATCCGTGTGATCTCGGGCAATCCTGATCTCATAACCGCATTCCATAATAAAGTTAAATGATATGAGAACTCTTTGGGAAGCCATACAAGACAACGATACTAAAATAGATGCGATATATGAAGAGTCTCGTTTGTTGCAAGAGATAGCAGATGGACTCAAGAAGCATTTCAGCAACTACTTGGAAAACGACTCCAAGATTAAGAAGGTCGGATCTTGGTGCCCACTTGGTAGGGTAGACGATGACTTGTACAACAAGGAAAGTATAAAGGATACCGAGGACTTCATGATTAAAACTATCAAACAGATGCACAGGGATATCAAAAAGATACTAAAGAAGACGCTGGTTGATATTGAAACTTCAGTAGACAACTTCGGAGAGAATCACATCAAGCACTACAATCTTACATTGTACATATCTGGATGTGAAACAAAGCACCTGATTCAATTTGTATTACACTCTAAGAGAAATAAATTCGGCGAAGAGGTGGAATACATTGCTATTTGGACAAAAGATACTGAATTAGCCGATTTGATATGAGAACACTCTGGGAAGCAATAAATGATAACGACGATAAGGTACTAGACGGAGCTGATCTAGCCATGCTTGGTGCAGATGTTAAACGCGCTATTGAAAGCGTATATGGGCAGCTGTCACCAGATGAGGGTCGCCATGCTCGTCCTAAGTTAGTAGGTGAAGTAGGAGAGAAATACTTCCAGGATTACGAGTACAGCAAGAAATCCGGTAAGATGACTTATATTCATACTGATGGCACTGTTGTTCGAATCATGAAGAATGCCCGAAGCAAAGGCATAGACGTGAAGATGGAGAAGTCAGATCACCACTACAGTGAAGTGGATGAACGCAAATACTATATGACATTCACTAGAAATGATGTGAAGATAGAATTAACAATCATCGCCGACTCAACACGTAAATATGGAGTAGATACCATTGGCGTGTGGGCTGATGATGATGTCAAAAAATACCTACAATAATGGGATGCGCACTTAAACGAATATTACAGTTTCAGCAGGCGGTGAAGTTCGGGCCAATCCAAGCGATCGATGACAAGAACGTCGACGTGGCGGCTACATGCATGTACTCATGGAGCTCTGATGGTGTATGCTGGACGTCTTGGACTACTTATGAGAACTACTTGAAGATTGCTAAGAACATCGAAAGTGATTTCTTCTTACGTGTACTACTGTTCGGCGGATTTGACCGTATCTCACTCAACGGATTGTTCACTAAGTGCTACACAATTGTTTTGGATAGTACTAATCCGTTCCTTACTGATTTCTGTGGCAATGAGAATCTGTTCAATCCATACTGCAACTTAGACTGCGCGCTCCTACTACAAGAGCAGTTAGCTAACTCAATCATATGTATGTTCGGCATCCCTATCTACTACTTCCGCGTTGCCCCAGATGTGACTACTGCAGACTATACTTTTAAGGAGTTTGTGCTGCATAATGTGGTGGACGTTAAGCAAATCAAGCTGATGCTACAAGACGGTCAGATGCCAAGTTCTAACCCAAGGTTCACAGAGCTTGATTTTGATTGGCAAACGGATTGGGAAGTAGAAGTGGGCAAGAGACAGTTCGCTCAAGCCTTTGGTGACACCGCGTTTCCAAAACAGCGTGACTTCATATACATCCCAATGATGAAACGTATGTGGAGCGTGAACTCAGCTTACGATGAGAAAAACGAAGGACTGTTGTGGAGACCAACCACATGGAAATTAGCATTGGTTAAGTATAACGAACTAACCAACGTAAACACAGACAACGTGAGTGATGCAATAGACTCATGGTTGACAAACAAATACGAAGATACTTTCGGCAAATTAGAAGACACAGAGCAAAAACGCGAAAGTGGTACAGCTCAACTTTCCGCTCCAACGCATGCGTCAACTAACTTGTTTAATATATTTATGGAAGACGCAGTGAGACAAGCTTATACTAAAAATGACATAGCAATACTGGCCAAGCAATACAATCAAAAGAGTAATGTCATCGCCAGAAATATATATAGATTCCTTAACGAGAATGGCCAGGTGACTTATCAAGAGGGTTACTGTGGCGAGAGCGGTATGCTAAGTTTTATCTTGGAGACACCAGGCAGCACTGAAACAGCCCGCGAGATAGTACATATGGGTAATGTAGGAGTTCAGTTGGAGTTCCTACTTGGCAGTAGCATGTTCAACCTGAAATTCGGTGGATGCACTGCTGAATTAGAGCCATTCAATACATACCTTGTTGTATGCCAATGGAATCGTGCTACGTTCTCCACTGAGCTCAAGGTGTTTAAGTACACACATGAAGGTGATATTCCAATCTATAAGTTACGTCCGGAGATGTATTGGTTTGACCTAGACAATCCTATTTGTGACGCTGTCGGTGAATATAACAATGATTTCCGCGTAGAGTCTAAACAGCCATGTTATATATCTGGCTATCCTTGCATGATGACTAATATCAAGCTGTATAACCGTTATATGGGTGAAGATGCTACTAAGGAAGCGATGAAATATCTGACACGAAATGAGAGCTGTGTATTCTCCGATCAAGCCCGCCCAATAGATTCCGGGCAAGGATTTGCAGTAAGGTAATTAGAATATGAGTATATTTTCTACACCGGTTAATTTGATGTAGTTATCACGAATCTCATCTACAAATTGGCTTGCCAAACTCTCTGTACTTTGAGTGATTGGGAAGCTAATTTTTTTGCTCATGTGATATGGAGCACGAACAAGGCATACACCTGCATTTGGATCACAGAGTACTGCATTGACATGGAAGTACTCAGCCATAAACGCCAGGAAACTCGAATGTCTCAATTGAACTGTAGTTTCTGAATGCTCCCTGAGGTTTTTATCTATAGCATCTGTAGCGAGGTTGATTAGTTTATCTCGCCAATGCAGATCAAAGTACTGTCGACGCTCTATTGCTATGTCACTGTCCTGGATCATTTAGGCACTACTATCTTTGTTGTTTTTAGCTTTTCAAATTCTTTGTATGCAAATTCTTTAAACATCTCCAGATCACCATGTCCTCTGTAGTTTTCGTAATCGATCTTTAGTGTGACTTTGTACGGGATATTCTTATGTACATCATCATTATATGCATATATAACAATATACAAGTATTTAGGCACATCTATAGAGCATGCCTCAAGATCTTGAAATACACCGATCTTACGTTGGACCTCTTCCGCAGCCTTCTCTGCACACAACGTCCAGAATTTATGACCAACCAATATGTCTTGATCAGTGTCTTGTATCATTTCTTTGCAATTACTTGTTTTCTTGTTTCGTATCAATCTGGTGAGAGTATGAAGGTTTTTGTCGGGTCCTTTATCATTGTTGGATATAAGGACGCAAAGTCATTTACACCCTTAAAAACAACCTCGGTGTATGCAAAATCTACGATGTTCTTATTCCAAGGGACATCGGTGATTTTATCGTATAGCTGTTGAACTATTTGGTCAATCAGAACATCTAGACCAAATGTTACCCAGTTTAGTGGGAATGTGATGGATGCTTGTTTATGCGATGCAGTCGATCGATCACCAAATACCACCTGCTCTTCAATCACTAGACCCATGCTGGTTGGGTTCTCGATGATCCAACCATATAGAAACTCACGCAGTTTGTGATCCCGCATCATCAGCAAGTCGCTTTTGCTCAATATGCCTTCGTCGGTATCTTGTATCATGAGATATTGTATTTAATCACAGAGTTAACACCCATCTCTTTCTTAGCCCGGTAATGTTCCTCCCTGTCTTTAAGGAGCTTGCGTATTTTGTTTGGATCCGTTGCGTCAAATAAACCACCTTTATAGAAATGGGAGGAGGCCCGGACCACATCTATGTCAAAGTAGTTCAACAGCTTTATGGTCCAATCGTCCATTTTGCCGTTCTCAAAATTATGCTCAAGCTCCATCACACGCGATGAGTAGCTAATATTAGCATATTCTACGATTTTTGCCACAGCCTCCTCACGCATCCGTTCTTGGAAGAGAATACGGCTGTTGTCATCTAATATTTTTGAATCATCATCTTGAATCATTAGTCATATTTAAAATCAAACAACACATCAATAGCTCCGCAACCAGCTGCAGCATTCATCACCTGGGTTGCAAATTTTTTAGCGCATTCTTCTTCACTTAGATCAAAATCATAGTAAATATTTTCTCTCCTGAGGAGTTTGAACCCATTAGAGTAGCAACCTAGAGGAGCCGGAGGATTGGGTACAAAGTATCTCACGTCTGCCGCACTAAATAAGAGATTAGACTTCTCATGATGTAGCCGATGGAAGTGAACAGCATGTTCGTATGCCCGCTGGTATATCTTATATTGATCACCTCGAGCATTAGCAATACTTTTGTCCGAATCTTGTATCATGTATCTATATACAAAGAAAACGAAAAACTTTAGGAAAGAATTAAACAGAGATTGTTTGTTCGAACTAATTCGTCTATCTCATCGACAGTCAAGTCAAATTGTTCATTTAGAGATTTAATGATGAAGTCACACATCTTATTAACTAAGTCATCTCCAGCAACTACACTGTACAACTTGTTTTTAATCATAGACATCTCGAAGGTTATCTTACTCCCAGACCTACGTTCGTCGAGCCGATTGAACTCCACGAAATCCTTAACGATGTTACGCAATGCTAGACCATTACATCGATCTAAAACCTGTTTTTCACCATCCTGGATCATTTGTTTTTATAATAATTCCACAAGTCATCAGTTAGTGGCTGAAATTGGTGATAATCGTACGAATGTTCTTCTATCTGTCGCATCACCTCCCTAAATACATAATCAGCACACATATCGGCTGATTCTGTTGTGCCATTTAAAAACACTTGGTGACTTTGGTTGAATGTAATAGTCAAAGGACTCTTACTACGAAATACGACCCATATGTCCACTTGAAATGGAAATCTATCTGTTCGTTGCAGTACGCCTTTTTCAGTCTCACATGGATCGAAACGAGAGTCCATGTAACGCTGTGCTATCCAATAATTCGCTTGCATACGAAACGAATCTTTAAGAGTCTCAGCCCAAGCCATGAACTCATTAGGTATGTTATCTACGTCTTGGATCATAGTTCCTGAGATACTTTTCAATTATGTTCGTTATAGCTGCACTTTTATCCATCGCATCTCTGTTGATGGATTCAAGTGTGAACTCATTACTTCTTATTTCAGCAGCCAAATTAGCAGCTTTGACAAAATATTCCAGTTGGCCTTGATTGTACATAGATACTGTTTCACTGAGGGATCCTGAGTCTATGTATGAGTCGCCGTATTTAGTTGTCACATATTTGGGGTAGTATATATGCCCTCCGAACATGCGCGGATACTCTTTAATTGAACTGAACGTCTCAAAAACCACACAATCGTATCCAGCCTTGTCCTTGAATATCCATCTATTTCCAGATTCGGTCATCTCATATTCAAAGCCATGGCTGAAAAGGCTCTCATTAGTTATCGGTAAGTTATCGATAATGTCCTGTTCAACTTGCTCATCAGTATCTTGTATCATAACGTCACCCTTTCCAAAGGTAATCGGTTATTTCCTCGTTTAACTCCTTACTCTCTTGGGCAATGTACATTCTCAGTTTAGCAGCACGATGAGCTAATCTGATAAAACGCTCAAGTTGACCCTTCGTATATAAGTATGTTTTTCTAGTGTCTGATTTGACTGACCCTGGGCCTATCGAATGCTGCAACTGAGGGTAGGGGGATATTACATACGAGTTTACGTGGATAACCGTTTATCAAGCTGTCTCGTATGAGAAGTACATTCTCGTACCCAGATACATCTTTATAGACCCAACAGTTTTCAGGATTGGTGTTTGATATTCCTTTAAAATACAACCCATTCCTGAAAAGATCGGCGTTTGTTATAGGCAGGTTATCTATAACATCTTTTTCCACTTGTTCATCACTTGCTTGTATCATAACACCACCTCCGTTACTAATACCCTCATCTTACCACGCATATGACTATATCCTCGATTGATTCCACGGACATCGTATTGTCTGTTATATCGAGACCGAACATGCACTGTTTTGCCTATGAGTACTATATCTTTTCTCGACATCCCTATAGGAGTCTCGTCAAAAATCACATCATCAGGATCCGCGTACACAGCCCAGGCTATAGGTGTCGATTGGAGATCTACATATTGCTTATCTGATGCAAGCATATCCACAACCTCCATACCCAAGCTGTCGCGCAAGAACTCTTCAGTGAGGCGAAACATCTTACTATCTCGTTCTTCTAATATGTCCTTGTCATTTTGCTGAATCATATCATATATCGTTCGCCGCTTTTAAGACGTGCCTTGACTGAGTAGTTTCCCAAATCAGTGTCATAACCCCATTCCATAATGAAGTCCATGATTTTCTGAAAGTAGAACTCTGTGAGTGCATTAAGTTCTAATTTGTACATCTTGCGCTCCCGGTTAGTGTCTTGGAATGAGATCTTGAACTGGAGAGGGCCGGTAATGTGGTGAAGCTCTTCATCAGTGATGCGAATCCCAGCATACTTATAGTTGACGTGATAGGTGATCTTGACTTTTAGAGGCCATTTGCACCCACGTTTAGTTATGCCCCACTTGACATCGTCTTTAGTATTGTAAAACGACCCGAGTTCGCTTTTCAGTTGGCGTTTAAAGTTCTTGTAACCTTTCAATGCGCTAGCTGAATCTTTCAATAAGATATTGTCGTCTCCGGTAATCATAGGTAGTGCGTATAAACGGCGCGTCCGTTGCTGTTAAGTGAAACACATGTGATCTTGTGACCCATATAGGACGCAAGGATGATATCGTCTTTATGCTTGTTGGCAATAGCAACTAAGTCGTTCTTGAACAATTGGTGTTTAGCTGTTACCTCTTCCAAGATGTCGATGAATAACTGCTTGAATGAGTTACTAGTCTTGACAATCTCATAAGCACGAGCAATGCAATCCCGGCACTGATCCTTCTCAATATGCTTGAGAGTAGCTTCTAAGTCACCCTCAGATCCGAACGTCTTGTATTCGTGCTTGATCCCTTCGAACTTCTTGAAGTCACCCTTCAATAACCACCCGATCATGTCCGCTCTTAGCTCATGTTCCAGATAGCATGCATGAGATTCGGATTCTTCATGTCCGGTCTTTTCTCTGATTCTTTTGTCAGCATTATTCTTACGATCCGCTCCTAAGAACATATAGCCACCGATAAACCCAGATACACAGCTGTATACGTGTGCGTCTTTGGTATAGTCACCATAATTGCGATGATAAAAACACCCAGCACTATCCTCAGCTTCGTTCTCGATAATAGTCAACTCAGTTAGCGTCCAATCGAGTACGTCATCTAGCAGGTCAAGGCGACCTCTGCTCTCAAGACACTCAATGGTCTTGTATATGAACATAGCAGCGTGCATTGCTTCGTGAGCTGCTGTGTCGATAGCTGATACTTTCTGTGGCACTAATGCGTTAGATTGATCCATAGTGTTTGCATATTTAATTGTTATATCTATATACAAACAAAAAGGAAATCTTTAGTGATTCCCTTTAAATTTCATGCACATCAATTATACTTTCGAGTGACATTTTGCGATGGTTGAGATCGCCCTTGATCTCATATCCGAAATTGATATAGCCTTCTTTGCAAAGCTCATCAAACAATTCCTTCATAATCCGGTCAATCTCCTTTTGATATTCCGCATCTGTACTTCTGCAACCATCTTTGACCAAACCAAACTCAACAGGGACATAACAAATGACTACTTCCGGGTTCTTCTCAAGCCATCTCTTTACTCGTCTCTTCTGCAACCAAGCCTCAAACACGAGCTTCATCTTCTCACCGCGAGAGAACGGACTGTAGTAGTCCACCTTCTTGTGACGTGCCAAATAGGTTGTATATGCACATACATCGATTATTGAACGCGTAGACAAGAAGAAATTGCTTTCATCCAAAGCTTTCATATAATCTTTAAATATTCGACGCTGTGTACTTGCGTTACCCTCTTTATTACTTGCCCCGCCATGAGCGATGACATTTCGAGCTATACCATCTATGATATCACACCGGTCTCTGAACAAGTTAGCGAGGGTTGTTTTGCCGGTGCCCTGTGCTCCTAATAAACATATCTTCATGACTGTATAATAAAAATTACGTTATTGCGCGTTTATTTGCGATTTAACAAAAGATCTCCGCAAAGTAATATAAGTCATTACTTAAAGCGGAGATCTTTTTATATACGCGAGATTTTTAAGTTCGGATGATTCTCGCCAATCTGGATTATCTTGGATCCAGTATCTACTGAGAACACAATCTCGTTTCCTTCTATGCTATAGTCGCAAACAGTGCCGTCCAGGTTCAGCGGGATGATACACTCACAATGAAAATGGAAGCGCTTGCCTAGCATACTCTTGGCTAGATAGTCTTTTATCGGTTCTTCCATAAGTAGTTCTTGAAGTATTTCAGCTCATCAGTATATCCGAACAAATGGATAAAAGACTCATCTACAAACCTCAGCATGGCCTGCAGCACACGGTTGGGACTTTCGATTATCTTATGAGAGATGATGTGCTGTATGATACCGTTCTTCTTGTAATCATATGGCTGATGCAACTTACTCTCGAACTTATCGTAGTCGCGGAATCTATGTCCATTCTGATATGCTTTCATCTTATTCTAATGTTACGTTTTTTGATTCGATCTTAGAGATTTTATCCTCCCACATAGCTACATTGATGCATTCCGATGCCGGTATAGTGTATGGACTAGTCTTTAGTGATGTCTTGAGTAGCTTGAACTGTTGAGTTATGCTATTCAAGATAGGTATCAACTCATCTGCAAAGGTACCTGTATGACTACTCTTGCCATCTGCATTGCCGAGAGATATGTTATCCGAGTTGATAGTTATGGTTCGGTTTGGATTTGGATGCTGTATGATGATATCCCCATCAGCGTTGATGTTAATCTTCGACTTGTCTCGAGACATCACCCATCCAGACCCGTCAGAGAAGTACAACGTGCCCCAAGATCCATTCACGTCACGATTGACTAGTATATCGATGTCTCCTTCATCATCCACTAAGAGTTTCTTGTCGTCATCTAAGTTGTCCTTGCGAACCCAATATAGTTGCTGATCGTTGTCAGTGAAGTTAATCACCCACACTTCTTCAGATTCAACAGGAGAAGAAAACTCATTCTTGTGCCCTAGAAACAATGGGTAAACTGGCGGAAGCTTATCTGGGTCGTCAGTTATTGAGAACAAGCCCGGTGCCTCTACCTTGATAGTCCCTTTAGTATCTACTACTTTGAGTACCGTCGCCGGTCTCATTGTTGCATTTCCCCACTTCATGATTTACGATATCATTCTCATATTTGTGTCAGAATCTCCACTCATATTAACAGTACTCGAAAGTTTCCTTATATAGTGATCTACTTGTACTACAGTTCTCATATCATATACAGGCATGTAAGTCTCTACGGCAAGCTGCAGACTGATCTTGCGATCTTTATTGTCTGAAGTAGTACCGTCAATCTGCATGTTATACTCTGCATCCATAGACTCTGGGATAACATAGGAAAACTTAATGTGTTGACCCATATATACAACACTTGCAGTCCTAATGAAACTGAGTTTGGTTATAATCTGCTGAATAAGTTCCAATGCGTCTGTATAAGTGTCCAAGTAATAATTCAAATCGAACGACATAGTCAGTGGATATCTACGGAACTCTGCAGTGAAAGTAGTGACACCTTCTTCGTGTTCTAATTGGAATTGACCTTGAGAGTACGGAGACGTGAGCTGGTCCGGGATAAGGTTGATGCCCTTCGGCTCTACAATACAACGAGGTTTAACGCTGTACACGTAGTCCTCATTGGATACTTGTCCTGGTTCAACAGCTGCGTTTTGACCCTTTACACCAAGCCACATAGTATCATCACCAGTATTTAAGATGAAATGTGGTACGCCTGCTCCTCGAACTGTTATGTCCTTCTTGAGTTGCTGCATAACACCTTTGATGAGGATCATGAAGAAGAGAGATTGATTGTTGATATCAATCTCACCCCTTCTAATCTTATTAGTTAACGCAGTATCCATTATCTTCTACGTATGCTATTTACTGTTGTTCGTACTACTGGTGCAAACTTTGTTTGTTTAGCAATAGTATCTTTTGGAATCTTTGCTATGACAGAGCTGTACTTAGTAATATTGTTAGTTTGTGATTCAACAATCTTCTTGTGAAGTGACTTGTTCTCTTCTGTTGAGTTGTTAACGATCTTGAAGTAATAGTTAGTCGGGTCATTAAACAGTGATAGACGAATATCGAACTGCACCTCAAGCTCATCATTTGAGTATGTATATCCATCATCGCTAATCTTATAGAATGAGAACCAGAATGGTAAGATCAAACTCTCGCCAGGTTCCAGTGTCTTAAAGCTACGTGCACTATCAGAATTAACGAATAGCTGACTCATACTCTTAGTAATCATTGGAGCATATTGTGGCTCTTTCATGTCCTCTGTAATGACACCCTTGAGCTCGCGATCAGCATATACATCTTTTGAACGGAAGTACATGAACTGATTGTTATGCTGTTTGTTGAAGCGATATACTCCAATAGCTCCTGAAGATCCCTCATTAGTATCTGTAGCCTTTAAGCCGATAGAAGCACTGGTATAATTGTTCAACAAGATACGTGTGTTGTCATAAGAATCCTTGTTGCTATAGCTTCTCGGATTCTCAGGATCTGTGATGATACGAGTTCTGCTACCGGGGAACAATGAGTAGATGTTCACTGTTCTTGTGGATGTGTTTGTGATCTGGATGTTAGCAATGTTAGAATACTTATATGCCTCTTCGCGATCGATTGGTTCAGTTTTACTGCTCTTATCAACACTAACATTGACTACATTATCTACATCCTTGGCAATAAGGGTAGATGTACTTGCAAAGATAAACTCAATCTTCAGATTGTCTGAGTTAGATCCATACACAGCATCTTCCAGAGAAACAATCGCATTATCCATAGATGATAGCTTATCCTTCAAAGGAATAACACGACGTTCAGCCGTGTAGAAACCTGAAGATATGTGCTCAGGGTGGTGGAAGTATACCAAATCCTGATCACTCAACTTATCGTTTACATGGTCATTTACACCTTCATCTATCAGTATGTTCTTAAAGCGATTGGTTTCAATATCGCTATTATTTTCTTCGATGATGGTTAGGACCTGTACGTCCTTAAGTAATTCATCTGGGAACTCTACATTAACAATATTACTCCAATCACTGGTGGTCTCAATAAACGGCGCACCAAAGTCCCAAACAATCTTGAGGCGAATATCCACAGTCTCTCCCTGAGTGATAGGTATATCAATCTGGTTGAATGATGGTACGTTCTTATCGTCTGTTGTAACAACCTCTGCCCCATTCACATAATCTGGATAATCAAACGTATATTGGCTATCCGCATCGCAAGAAGGATTCTTTACACGATTGAATCCAGGCATGATGTTCCAGTCAGAGAAGATAAACTTACCATTCTGGAGGCTATCCGCATTGCCTACTGCGCGATCTTTGTTCTTATAACGATATTGAACTTGAATTGCTCGGATATGCTTCATGAACTGCGCAATCTCTGTGTCGCCCTGTGCCAAAGTAACCCAATCGAAATATCCGCGAATGTGGTACTTCGCATTCTCAATAGGCACCTCACTTTGGTTAGCTGCTAATGAAATCTCAGAGATAACATTGTTGATGGCAGTCACAATCTCATTCTTCTTTGCAGTATTTTCACTTAACTGTGATTCGTATAGCGTGCGAATGTTTGAAGTATCATCGAATGTGTTAGAAGCAAGAGTGGATTGTATCTCAGAAATCTTCTTCTGTACCTCATCCAATTTTAATTCATACTGCTTTTTCTGCGAATATAGGCTACGAATGCGCTGTACTGTCGGAGAATCGTTGAGGTGTTTATTGATTTGAATCACACTCAAGTCGTTAGCACTGAGTGTCGGCTTGTATTGTGTAAATGTATCGAAATCCTCCTTCGGATATTTTGTGATGTTAGTGTCGATTATTGCCACAATCTCGGCCAGAATATCGCCAATATTCTTGACGTTATCCTTGTAGAATGTTTGATAGCTTTCAGTTTCCTTAACAGCATTCTTGATGCGATATGAGTCAACTACTACACCATCTCCCCAAGGAGATTGAACATTCATGCGGTCGTTGAGAGCTGCGATGAATACTCCGATGTATTGATTCTCCTCAAGAGTAACATCCATATATTTATCTTTGCTGTAGTCACGATCTGAGAAGAAGCGTAACTTGTGCAAATCCTGAATATTCTGAAGCTCAGTTTCTGCGCCTGTATATGGTGCGATGTCGAGGTAATCACCATTAACGATATTGAGAACTAATTGATTTGTACTCATATTAACGTCAACGATCTGAAGTTTAACCCGGCCGTCATAAGTAGTCAAGTACTGACCTGGCTCTAGTTCAACGTCGATTGTCTCATCGAACTTCTTGTAGTATAGTTGAGTATTCTCTGCAAACTTGAGAGTAAGCTGCTGAGTTAAATCACTAAGAGTCTCGTCTTTAATGATCTCAGTAATGACATAGGTACCAGTGCCGATTGCTTGACGAACGGGTAGCTGTTTTACCGTATCATACTCCTCGTAATCTACACCTTTATTTAGTACAGCCAGCTGCTTGTACAACTCTCTATATGGAACTGATACTGAATACTCATCAATACCCACTTCCGTATCGATGTGGATGTAGGATCCTAACACAGCCTTAGCGCGAGCAGTGATTGGCACAACTTTCTTAACGATTACTTTTGAGATATCGTCAGGAAGTGTTGTCAAATCAAAGCGTACGTAAGCATTTGGGGTGATCATGTCTTTGAAGAAGTTAGTATCCTCATATAAGAACTTCTTCGCATTGTCTGGTTTGAGGTATAGAGCATTTGGCGTGTTGTTGAAACCACGCACCTGAATTGTCTTTGAATTACCGTCGAATTGGAAATATGCCTCACCAGCAGCCGGAGCATTGACAAGGTTATACAAACTCTCCTGAAGAGCATTGATTTTGTTCTCCAATGATAGGAAAGAAGGGATAACGAATTTGTTATCAGACATACTAACAACTAAGTGCTCTTTCTTAGTAAAGAATGAATCATTGAGTGTCTTGAGAATGTCTAGGTTTTGCTCGGTAAGCTCCTCTAGTCTTTTTATGGCTTCGGTTAAACTTGTCATTTTACTATACTTTAATACATAAATAATAAAGTGCAGACCTAACTTTTCTAAAAGAATTTAGATTAGTAACCTTATTATAATTACATGGCTGAATTATTCAAAGACGCGGGAAATATCTCTAAAAACCTGCCTAGATATGCAAGTAGTAGAGAGGATATAGTAACCAATGATGTCATTCGTGAGATAAACACTTATGATACGTGGGGTGACATACCCATCCCTGGTGATATGCAGGATTTGAAACTTGTCAAGAAAGATGGCAAGATCATTCAAGACCCTAAGGCGAAACAGACTTATGGTGTGAGATCTATATTCAATCGTCTGCTACTAGTGCCTCATTTGGGTAACCGCGTGAGGGAGGATTTGAATGCGCCGTTGATTGATTCGCCAAAGACGCGTCAGAATATCAAGATGCGTTCTAACCCTTCCATCAAAATGCTGGTAGCAGCATCTGTTGCCGGTGCACTTGGCAGAGAGACATATTCTTACAGCGACTTCATGTATTGCAAATATCTAGGCCGTGTTCCAAACAATTACCTCATCACCCTTCGTCGCTTCCCCATAGCATGTAACGACTATATCGGTCAGCTTGTTCGTAGAAGTAAAGAAGAACGTGAGACACAGGTTTCATTAGGTTGTATGGTTACTTGGTTAGGAACACCGGGTAATGAGATGAGCAATATCCTCAAATACAACTACTCTATGCCATTCGAAGAGAAGAAGGCTGAGGTGCAGGATGTAGAGACTAGGAATCCAGACACACCAATGGCTAAGATGTTTGCTGCATTTGATAGTAAATACGCCGAGCAGGTTATGTTAGGACAGGCAGACCCAAATCCAGCTTCAGACATTGTTGGTAAATTGGGTATGCCGACTGTTGCTGGGCTTGGAGCCGGCGGCGGATCTCCCTACGGCGATCAACTTACTAAGAAAGACCAGAATAAGATATATGGTCCAGTGGATGTCGTAAAAACTACACACATGCGTAGTGATAAGGATGGTCTTCAATTCAGTCACGAGTTCGAACTTCAATTTGAATATGAGTTGAGATCTTACTCAAACATCAATGCGCGTCAGGCTATGCTAGACCTGATTGCGAACATCCTAACTGTGACATACGTGTCTGGTAGCTTCTGGAGGGGTGGATTCCGGGGCTTAGGTCCTCACCAATCCGACTTATTCTCTAACTTGAAAGTGATGAAAGCAAAAGGTGGTTTCACCGGTATGATGGACGCTTTTGCTGATGATTTGAGTACGATTGGCTCTAAGGTATCGGCCAATGTAAAGGAACAGGGTGGTGTATTAGAGACTATCAAGAACTTAGCTAACAACTTTGGCGGTATGCTTCTTGGTGGCCTTTTGAATAAGATGGGGCGTCCGCAAAAAGCGATGCTTAACTCGCTGCTGTCTCCAGCGCCAGTTGGCCTATGGCATGTAACTGTTGGTAATCCATTCCACCCAATCATGTCTATCGGCAACCTAATACTAACAGATACATCCATAACACATGATGGACCTCTTGGTCTAGACGACTTTCCGACTAAGCTCATTGTTAAGTGTAAACTAAAAAGAGCAAAAGGTCGTGCAGCCCAAGATATTGAAATGCTATATAATCAGGGTATGGTTCGAAGCTATACCTCTATGAACAAAGATATCGATACCTTAATCAAATCAGCACCAACCTATCGCGGATCTGGTTCATCTAGCTCAGGTAATGCTAATACTACAGACAATGCCGCAGGTCGTCCGGGTGTAATCAAACGCATCGACGATATTGCAGGTGGAGACTTGCTCAAGAGATATATGTATAGCTCTGATGTTAGTAATTTAGCCACTGCGAGTGCAGAGTGGTTCAAGGGTGGTGATAGTAAACCTTCTACTTCAAAGACATAATGTATGGGACATGATATTAAACAGCTTAAACCAAAACTAAATGGTCGCTATCAGCAGGGGTACATCAGGACCTCTGCTTGTAATAAACTGTTCAATTCTCAAAAGACCCAACCAGTTATCTATCGGTCTTCTTACGAAAAACGTTTCATCAGTTGGCTTGAGACGAACCCCAAAGTAAAGAAATGGGGTTCAGAATGTGCACCTATACCATATATGTATATCGACGGCTACATGCACAATTACTACCCAGATTTTATCGTTGAAATGACTAATGGGGATGTTTTGGTGATAGAAATCAAGCCATTTAATCAGACTGTCAAACCAGATGAGGCTGATGACTACGCATACAACACATATGTTAAGAACATGTGCAAGTGGCAGGCAGCAAAAAAATTCTGTGATGATCGAAACATGAAGTTCCAAATCGTCACAGAACGTACTATTTCTCGACTGTAATCAATCTAACATCCAAATCTCTTCTGGTACTGATATTTCATATGTCCAACTCAGAGCTTTGAAGTCCATGCGATACTCTTTATTAGATTTTGTACCAGGACGTTTATCGTATGGTTTTTGGGCGTGTTTATCACGGAACCATACTCTAAATTGAATTTCCAGTCCACACACCTTGTATATCTGGTTTGAATCAAACTCTTTACTAGTCTTTTCAAACTCGACGTGTTTAGATTTTAGGTACTTTTCAAAACCTTCTCTCAATGCAGCACGGATGAAATTTTGGTTATCTATATCAACAGCTTCAAAGTCCTTGTTGTAATAGATGCTTGCATCATCGTGGTGAATAGATATGATGTAGTTCCACATATCATCCATATAGTACTTAACCGTGACACATTTCTTATTGATCCACTCATGACCGCGATTAGCAATAACCGGTTTACTCGCACCATTGACCTTACGAGAATCGATATGAAGTTGCTCGAAGAACTGATCCAGTGCTTCGCGTGCACGACGTTTGTCAATTTCGTTCTTGACTTTCTTGTCAATTACGTCGTCATTATCTTGTATGGCTTCCCAGAGTGTTCTCATTTCTTAAATTTTAACAGGAAATTTGTGTAAGTACCGCCGATCTCGAAGAATACATAATCAGCCTTCTCCCAAAGACCCTTGGAATTGTTGTATCCATAACTACCTACCTCATATAGCTCAGAGTCGTCAGCAAAGTAACTCTTGACGATCTCATAAACCTCTTCGTAGGTCATGCCCGGTTCAATACGAGCAGTAAGTATCTTAAACAAGCTATCCCAGAGTTTAGCAGGAGCCTTAACAAGCCAATCCAATGAATAATCTACAGAGTGTTCCTTAACATCCTTCTCGATGGCTTTCTTGTCGAGCAAACCGGACTTCTTGTTTAGATTTTTCCAAATGAGCTTTGCCTTTTGTGTATCAATAGCTTCGGTCAAGTATTCAGATAGACTTTTCATTATACTATATTGACTTTATTCATTTCTTTAGTTAATATATGTGCCTTGTATGGGCTAACTGTATAACCGAGCTTTGCCAATGTGTCACGGTTCAATAAGCAGTTTGTTGTCTTAGTATCGCGGTTATCAACAATACTGATATGTACGTCTTTAACCTTACGTAGACCGAGCTGTAACTCGGGGAGAACGATCACTGGTCTCTTGAAATGCTCTTCACCGGCAATAACCTTAGACTCTTTCACTTTCTCATAGCTAAACTTCTTGCCATCGATAGTAAACTCAACAGTATTACCCTTATCTTCAAACTCACCAACCTCCAAACAAGTGGCATTAGTTGAGTTACCAGTGTCTAACTTAGCTAGGAACTCTTTTCTAACACCCTCACCAAAGTCGATAGTTACGCTCTCTACGTATCCGGCGGTTTTGTCTTGAAGCATGAACTCTGAAGGATCATCCAGCTCATTTAAGAGGATGTTCACAAAGTTCTCCTTGATAACATCTGAGATACCATCTGTACCCGGCGATGCATTGATCTCCAATACGACGTTGTCGCCGATCTTTGGATTACTACCCTTTACGAGTGGCATGATATCCACAGCACACCATGGCAAGTGTGACAGCTGTGCGGTGCGGAGTGCGATTTGTTCTTGCTCCTTAGTCAGCTTAACTGGTTCTGCTGTTGCACCGAGAGAAACATTTGAACGGAAGTCACCAGAGATCTTAACACGTTTCATACAAGCCAAGATCATCTGTTTATTACGAAGTGTGAGTACATGAACACGAATATCACCCCCATCAGCCTCTTCTTTCTTTTGGATGATAAGCTTGCGCTCAGGATCGATGGCGAAGATCATTTGGAATATAGCCAATATCTTCTTACCATCTACCATAGCTACACCAGTTCCACCATGGCCGTCTAGAATCTTAACAACGAACATCAACTCTTCGTTCTTATCCTGGTCCTTGTCACTCCATTCCGGATAAACCTCACGCATAGCATCATTATAGAGTTTCTCGTCATATAGAATCTCCTTAGTCATCAGTGTAAAGTTAGGCTGAGGAATCTCACCCTTCTGGAACAATACTGCTGAATCATACTTATTACATGCGAGTGCACTATACTGTACTGGATTGAGAACTAAGAAACCTCTATCCTGGAGCACCTTGACAATATGTTCGCACTCATCTTCATCTTGCACGCCAAGACGTGAGAAGATCAAGGTGTCTAAGTTAGACTCTTTCTCAATAGTAAACTTCTCATCACCGTCAGTAATGACTATCTTGTTCTCATTCTCATCTGCGTCAATATCTGCTGCAACAAATACGTGAACCTCGGGGATAATCGGGCATTTTTGTTTCTTGAGAGTGTCAACCGCATCGTAGATATTCTTTAATGTCTTGTTCTCCTTCGGGTCACGGTCATTAGTGAATACAACGATGTGTTTGAATATATTTTTACACTCTTTTGGATGCTGTTCAGCATACGCTACCTCAAGTTCTTCTTTATTCTGAGCTTGTTTGGAAATTCGCTTTTGCTCTTTTTCCTTTTCCTTTTCTATTTCTGCGCGCTCTTTAGCAGATTTTTCCTCGAGCTTCTCTGTGATCATTTGGCGCACTTGGTCATCGTGCATCAGCGCATTCACATTGTGAAAATTTGAATAATCCATAATTTTTTACTCTATAACTATATAATAATGATATTTCATGTATATTAAATCCATGAGAAACAAATGTACACTAATCATCGACGGCAACTGGTTGCTCAACTCTCGCATGTTTGTTATGAGTGACCGTTTCCGTAAGAATCAGGATGAACACACACGGGCCGCAGCACAAGCCGAACTATCAGAACGTCTAGCTAAATCTATCGTATTTATGCTAGGTAAGATGTCTAGTATCGATAACGTTATCTTAGTAGCTGATGGCGGCTCCTGGCGTAAGCAACTACCAAAACCAATTCTAGCACAAGACATTGTTTATAAGGGCAACCGTTCATTGGACGAAGGGCTGGATTGGGATTGTATATTCGGTGCCTTGAATAAACTATGTGATCGTTGTAATGAGCTCGGTATAACTACGACTCGTTACCTCAATATTGAAGGTGACGATTGGGTATGGTATTGGACTCGCCGTTTAAATGAGGATGGTATCAACTGTATCATCTGGAGTGTAGACAATGACCTTAAGCAGCTCGTTCAGGTTAACAATGGAGCATTTACTGCATGGTATTGCAATGATAAGACAGGTTTATTCTTGTCTAAAGAGCTGGAAACTAAGGAGATGAGCGACATTGATTTTCTTATGAATCCTGGTACTGAATCTCCGCTACTCAATTCTCTCAAGATAGCCGCTGGACATGTTACATATATCACGCCAGACTCTATCGTAATTGGAAAAGTTATGTGTGGAGATAGTGGTGATAACATTAAATCCGTTATTCGATATCAGAAAGATGGTCGCAACCGCAGATTGGGTGAAAAAGAGTGGAAGAGCATCTCTGAAGCGTACAATATCAAAACCATTGAGGATTTAGAAGGAGATAAGGAGACACAGATAATTAAAGATCTTGTATCTAAGTACTCTGACCGCTCTAGCAAGATTACTGCGGAGAATATCAAGGCGATGATTGAATACAATAAGAAGCTCGTTTGGCTTCATGAATCAATCATCCCAGAAAGCCTGATTCAGAAAATGAATGAGGCGGAATATAAGTATTGCGATATGAGTTATATCCGCAACAATTACAAAGTGTTAACTGGCGAAAATACAGATGATATCGAAAGTCTTTTCGGTGGAATTTCACTTTAAGACTAAAGAGGTTTGTCTTATTATATATATTAAGACTGACCAATACATTGAAACATTTAACTAACAAAAAAATAACTGAACATTATGAATTCATTCATTGACGAAGTCATGGGCTTTGATTCAACGAGCCTTGACGTATTCCAAGAGAAACCCCAATCTAAGGGAAATGTAAACATCTACAAAACCAATCCTGCAGATTCTAAGGCAGAAGATGGTCACTACCACAGCAAAGTTCGTATTCTTTACAATCCATTGAACCTCAAACGTTCAATTGTTCACCAGGCTGTCTATGTCCTCCACGACAAGCAAGGTACACTCATCGTGAAGTCATCTCTCGGCGATGGTGATAAGAGCTGTCCGTTGTTCACCGGCTGGAAAGCATTGCACTATGCAAAGATGCCAGACCCTGAAAATCCGACCAAGACCATCGACGACATGGAGAAGCGTGCATGGGGCGACGAAAAGTACGAGAAGAACGAGTCTGATTGGGCTCTTGTACAGATCCTCGAAGACGACAACAAGCCTGAGCTCGTCGGCCAGATCAAAGCTATGAAACTTCCAAAGGTTGTTCTCACCAAGCTGACCGCTAAGATGAACCCGAGTGCTGATTCCAAGAAGGCCCCAGTACCTGTCATGGACTATCTCATCGGTATTCCTTTGGATATCGACGTAACTCCAGGTCCGGATGATCCTAAGAATCCTCAGCGCAAGCAGCGCGAGATCAGCTACGATCTTTGCGATTTCGATACCGATTACGCTCCGATCATGAAGGTTGACGGCACTCCACTGTTCACCGACGAGGAGATCGAGACTATCGATGCATTCAATGAGGCAAAGGCTCTGATCAACGGTAAGGCAAAGACCGCAAAGGCAAAAGAGGACGCCGAGAAGAAGCTTGCCGGCATGACAGAGGCTGTTAAGGCTCTCTACCAGAAGGCACTCGACTACCTCAAGGATGAGGCTCACGTAATCGACCTCGTTGCAGAGTGTGGTTATACTCCGTGGAATCCTGAAGTATCCGAACGCGTATCCAAGTGGATTGCATCTATTGCAGCTATGAAAGATCCGTTGGTAGAGGATATCAATGAGACCGCAGCTCCGGCAGCAGCAGAAGAAGCAACTACTGAAGCCGCTCCGGTGGAAGCAGCTGATCCGGCAGCGCAAATGGCCGCTGGTGACTTGCCTTTCTAAAAGATTGGTAGTACGATCAAAAAAAGAGGGCCTCGTAAGAGATCCTCTTTATTTTTTTGTTTGGAACTAGCTCAACCTTCATATGTACAAGTCTCCCAATCCCAGTTGCCTGCACCAGTGATTATAGAAGATAATTCTTCCGCAAGCTTCTTGGATGTGTTATCGTCTGCTATCAGATAGAAGAACATGCCGTCATCTCCATCAGCAGTCAATAGGTAAACCTCGTCACCTTTATTGAGATCAAATTCATCGGATAACAACTCTTGTTGAGCGTAGGAGTCGTCCCACGGATAGTTTCCTAGGAACTTAGTACCATAGTCAACTCGCTTGTCTTCGATGTCTTTGCATACCTTACAAAGGTTCTTGATGAATGGTTTATTAGATTTAGCCCAATCAGCATCAACGGATACATCATCCCATCGATCCCAATCCTCACCATTCTTAGTGTTGACATCGAATTTGGCTGCGAAAGATATGATGGATTCAACGTTGGCTGCAGAAGACTCAATATGCTTATTAGATTCAACGAGTAAGCTTTCCTTTAGAAAATCCTTCAGGTCTTTCATCTTCTTCTTGGTTTTTTGCTTCTTAGCCTTTGCTTTGTCAGTATCCATACCTTGTGCGAGTGGTTCCGATAAAGTGTCTTCACCAGTTGGTCCCGGATTACCAGCACCCATTGTGTTACCCGGTGTAGTATAGATACCGGCACCATCACACTCGAGATATGTTAGCAAACTTCGCATTATTCCTCACCTGGTTCTGGATCAGCAGCTGGATCTGCTGGTTGTTCATCAGATACTTCAGTAACAGCAGTCTCATGAACAGATACCTTTACATAGATACCTGCGGGATCACCGGCTAGATCATAGAGTGGGTAAACAGCTTCCGGATCAAGCTCAGTTGCTTCTACGCGATATTTTTCACCAATCAGTGAAGGTTCTGGGTCTGGTTCGTTTGTTAACACTTCGACTTCGGTATAATCCTCGCCGCGGTCTACTACTTTAACAGTACCACGAGCCCATTCAGTAGTTGCCTCTTCGTCAGCGTATGAGACAAAGTCATAGAGCTCCTCTACTGGCTCCTCTGAAGAATCATCAGAGCTAGATCCTGCATCTGAGCTGTCTGAAGAATCAGAGCTATCTGAGCTTGAGCCTCCGTCTGAAGAATCGTCTGAAGAATCAGAGCTATCTGAGTTGTCGCCGAAGAAGTAATCGTAAGCAGCTACTTGAGTTACAGCGGCACGAGCAATCTTGCCACCTTCTGATTCAGCGTCATCTGGATCGATTACACCCTCTGCGATAGCAACGTTGACAGCAGGCTGTGTAATATAGTCTTCCAATTTGAGTTTTTCCTCATTATTTGCGTCCATAATTGCAGTATATTTTTCTAATATAATAACTACTCAAGAAAGGGTTGGAAATTCATATATTAGATAGGAATGAAAGAGAACATATCACTTGAGCAATCATTACAGGCGTATCGTGTAATGAATACTCCGACTGAGCTCTCGTGGAAGCAACACTGGGCCAAGGAAACATTCACGTGCGACAGCTACATAGACTGCTCCGACGAAGAGAAGGCGCAATTCAATAAGCGTCTGCAAGAGGGTGAGATCACTCTCGCTCCTATTAACTTGCCCGGCGGTCAGATGGGTGAACTTAGCACGCTACAAACATTAGTTGAGCGGCTATACGATATTCGTTATAAGGACACCCCGAAGATTCGTCGTATGGTAATCTTCTCCTCTCGTACTGGTGAGCGACCTGCTGGTAAGAACCGCGCATTTGAACTATGGAACGGATTTCAGGTAATCGACTTGGATATCAAAGATGCAACAATGGCTAATAAGTTAAAGCAGCATCTGTTTGATAGCCTCAAGTCTTGCAACTGGTTCCTTGGTGTAGCCCTATCCTCATCTGGTAAGGGTTTGCATGTCTATACTAAGATTACGGTTCCAGAAGCTGATGCAGATGACACTCGTAAGCGTAAGATGCTATATCTGACTAACTTCCGTCACAAATACTCTTATGTATATATCGTACTCAATAACGGGTGCAAGCAATTCGGATACACCAAAGAGGATATCCTTAAGTGGATGGACTTGGCTATGTTCAAGCCACAGCAGGGCGCTTTCATTGGTTACGACCCTCATCCATTGATTAGTACTCATTACTTTGAGGATTTCATTTACGTAAACTTCGACAACGAGCAGAGCATTGGTTCCGCTATGGACTGGCTGACATATCCAGATCTGAAAGAGATCTTTAAGAGATGGGAGTGGTTTGAGGATGATGACCAGGCCGATATCAAGATTGAGGTCCAATCAGCAGGAGATTTGGAGTACGATACTAAGAACAAAGTACACTATAAGCACAAAGAGCGTTGGCGTTTGGCTAATACCCTTGTAAAACTATATGGCATAGACAAGGGTTATCGTTATCTCCGCATGATATGCTCTAACTCAGTAAGTGACAAAGAGCTGCAGGCGGACTGTATCACTGCGTCTCGCCACGACAAGCCTGTAGATGTGTGGGCTGTTAACCGATTGAACAGCCAGCATGGATTCAAGATCAAGCTCAATGTGCAGGCAGAACAGTTTGATGAGTCAGAGATATACAAATCAGTAGACAGCATTGACAATCCAACAATCATTCGCGAGTCTGAGAAACTAATGACGTTTAATATTAAGAAGGATGAATATCTTGGTAATATTAAATGGCAACTATTGGCTAATATCGGGCGAGTTACTCTTATCGAGGCTGGTGCTGGTGTGGGCAAGACCGAAATGGTCAAGTCTCTAGTACGTGACGGCAAGAAGGTCGTTCTCGTTATGCCGTTTACATCTACTATTAAGTCTAAGGTAGAGGGCGATAAGGACTGGTTATATGCGTATGGTAATCACAAGGTACGCCTCGATCAAACACCAGGTGTGGCCATGACTATTGATAAGTTCTCTCATCTCAATCTGATGGATATCAAGGCATGTGGCTTCGACTATATCATCATAGACGAGTCTCACCTTATGTTTCAATCAGAATACCGACCTGTTATGACTCGCGTTATTGAGATGGTTCGTAACACAGAAGTGCCTATTATCCTCATGTCTGGTACTCCAAGTGGTGAGTTAGTATTCTTCCCAGATATCGTGCACCTCAAAGTTAATAAAGAGGAAACACGTCAAAAGGAGTTTCATGTGTTCTTTACCCAGAGCAATGATGACTTAAAGATGTATATGTGCAAGGCGATGGCCAAGGACATTGCTGAAGGACGGCGCATTCTATTCCCGACAAATAAGGGTACACTATTTTCAAAGGAAATCAAGGCAGCAGTACAGTACTTCTTGGAGACTGACCATTTCTTATTTGATGAAGTCAAGCTGAACTATTACAAGAAGTCTAATGTGGGTGAGAAATTCATGGATGATGTCAACTTCCAGAAGACTATCAAGAAAACGCAGATACTAATGTGTTCGTCTTATCTATCTGTGGGTGTAGACATCCTCGATAAGTATAAGTTTGCTATCTACTTTGATGACTTGATGATGCCACAGGAGGTGGAGCAGTTTGCTAACCGCTTACGCTCAAACGACCTATTCATCAACTTATATGTGTCTCGGTTTGATTCGGACGGCAACTCCAAGAACCTCAACAAGTTCCGCGATATCAACTTCAAGTTGAATGATGAAGAGATAAAGAATATACACTCTATCCTCCGCATCTGCAACTCTATGATTGAACGTAACCCAGTAGAGTATCGGTACAATACGCTGATCAGCTCTATTGTAAATAGCAATAAATTCATTGAATACAATGAGATAGACAACAAGTACTACCTCAATGAGATTGCGTATAAGACTATTTACTTCGAGCGTAAATATCGAGAATATGTGCAACAATTGCCTGTACTTATGAAAGGCATGAAATCATATGGATACTTACTTTCTTCTAAGGATCTACCTGCATTTGAAAACAAGGAGATCATGGGAGATGTTAAGACCAAAAGCAAACAGGCATATGATGAGCAGGTAACACAGAACTCCGATGATATTATCGAACTCCTAGATCTTATCACAGAGGACCGTCTAGAACTATACAAAGATGTTATGGCCGGTCACTATGAGATCAAGAAGGGTCCAGAGTGGAAGGAGGATCCCGAGAACAAACTCATGATGGTGAAGAATATTGAGATGTTTGAAAAAGTGGTACCAATCTGCGTGTCCATGTCTAAGATGTTTACAGTGGAAGATATCAAGGACATATTTATGCACTGTAGAAGTAGAAATACATTCAACTTCGCTGCCATAGGACGTATTCGTATGCTAATCAACTTGGTTTATAACAATAAGATCAAGCGCTTGGACTTACCTATTCAAGAGTTTATGGAGAGTGTATACAAATTCTCTGAGCTGGGTACTGTACACAAGGCTGAGGTGTCTAAATTCATCCGCAACTTCGCAACCAAATACGCTATTAACGCTTCTTCTATGGATATTATCATCACGCGATCTGAGATAACCATGAAGGAATTGATCGAGACATTCACCAATATGTTTAAGTGTTTGGTTGATGTATCTCGTCCAGATAAAGAAGGTAATGTCAAGCTTAAAAAAGTAGAGTTGTTGTGGAAGGAACGCGAGGAGTATAACCGTAGCGACGAGTATCAAGCAGAGAAACTATTCGTACTGGCTGAGTTCTTACAGGGAGCGCAAATTCAAACGCAAGTTGTGGACGATTCCTCGGATGATTCCTCGGATGATTTTAACGTTGGTTGATTATTATTGTAAATTTTCTAATGATTTTCAATATATTCGTTATAGTAAACTGTATACATGAAGCCAACGCAGATTAGGAGAGGAATCAGCTCTTTCATAAAGAGTAACAAAGAAGCAGTAACAAAATATGAATTAGAATGTGACGATACTTTTGAGAATAATACTGATGATATCGTTTTTTTGTTGAGCAAATTGGATAACTTAGACGACACTAAAACAATATTATATCGGGCATTATACAACTCTATAGTAAATCACGTACATATATTAGATAGCCTGGACACGGTCGTTACACTTCGTAACATGGGTGCAGACGATTCGGATAAATCACTTAACTTCTATTTCGACGAGATCAATCAGATATATGAGAACAATCATAATGAATATGATCTCGTATACTGTGAAGAGAACCTTGACAAGCTTATCCAGATGAACCTTAAAACGGTAATTTCTATTGCGAAGAAATACCAGAACAAAGGTCTTAGTCTGGAAGACTTAATACAAGCAGGCAATGAAGGATTGGTGGTGTGCGCGAAGGGAGACTCTAAAACAGGCAAGCCAAAGTACGATCCAAAGCGAGCTACGTTGAAAGAAGATGCACTTGCGGATCTAGGTACTCTGCCAGACGACGCCACCGTAGAAGAGATCGACATGCTACTCGATAAATGGTTCACGTATGGTAAGCTAAAAAAGAAATTCGACGAGGATTTCCCATCACATAGATATACAAAAGCAGAAGTGGAAGAATGGGTTAAGAAAAATGTAGTCAATGCAAAGTTCAACTCAGTAGCATCTATGTGGATCCGTGCATATATACTCATGTCTCTCAATGATGAGTCACGCACAGTAAAGATTCCCAAAGCGGAAATCGACAAAGAAGCAAAAGAAACCGGCACTTACAAACGTGAGGAAAAAGTAGATATAGATGCTCCAATATCCAGCGAAGACTCTCGCACATATAGTGATATGTTAAGCGAAGAGGAGCAGGCTAGCAATATGGAGATCAGCGAAGCGCAAGACGAGTTCAAACGTGGTCTGAATAAGTTGTTAGATGGGGTTAAACCGAGAGATAGAGCGGTATTCCTAAAGAAGTTCGGAATTGGGTTGCCGAGGCCGATGTTACCACGCGAAATAGCTGAACAAGAAGGTCTGTCTATTGCCCGTGTATCACAGATATTTCAAACAGTCGAGCAGCAGATAGTCAAGAATCAAGCTAAATACGACGTGGATATTGAGAGACTGTTAGAATCGGCTAAAGCACTCCGATAGATTTGTTATTTTAACTTATGAGCAGAAGTCTGAAAAACAGAAGATTAAAACACGGTGCACATTTTCACTGGGTAAACTACAGTTCCAATAAACAGGACAAGCAATACGCAAACCGATCCATGCGGCGTAACAACCGCATTAGAATTAAACTCGGGAAAGAACCGTATCACAGCCTTAGAGAAGTGTGTGACAATTGGAATTTTAACAGCGATGGTGGATGCTCATATGTTAACTTCTTAGGTAGCAGATATGGATACAAAGGAGAACCATACTCAAAAGAAGATATTAGACTAATTAACAGGAAATGAATAAAACTAAGTACATAGGTATCAGGGGTCACCGTGGCTCAGGTAAGAGCACAGTGGCTTATCTACTAGGCAATATCATTCAGTGGTTACTGGACAACTACATGACCAAACAGGGTTTGAATATGAAGTATGCAACAGAGCTTACTAATGACCCGGTATTTACGGTTTCTTATCGTGTTTGGTGTGAATGTATCAAAACAGATGAGCAATTTGCATTGTCAGACATGAACAGCAACAATGTATACCTCGAAACATTTGGTAACACACCGAAGATGCTGATAGAGTTATTAACTGATATGCCACATGAATACTTCAATTCAGACTACTATAAGGATCATGTGGTAGTTAACATTTCAGACTTCACTTGGAAGGTATCTGAAGATCCATCTCATGAGGTTACATATGACTATGAAGCTCTATTGGATGAGATTGAACGCGGAAACATCACCGAAGTAGATGATGAGAACATTTATCTGACACTTCGTGACCTTATCGTATACTTTGCAACGGTCAGCATGAAGTACCTCGGACGTAGTGTTTGGGTTAAGACTGTTAAGTGTAACGAGAAGAAATATGACCAATATGAGGACTATTACAATATTGGGACTCGTTATAAGATATTTGCCGACATCAAGGCGCCATCCGAGCTCGACTACGTTCGTAACCAAGGTGGAACTATCATCTTAGTAGAACGCCCTGAGTTTAAGAAGAAGGCGAAAGGTGTATCCACATTGGATCACGACGATCGCTGCGATTATCGCGTGACGATTAACAAAGATATCTTGGATGATGACGAGCTAAAATCACAATTGGTTGGGATTGCAATAGATTTAGTACGAGAGTGACATGTAAAAATGCGCATAATTCGCATTTTCTTGCGATTTAACGAGAGATCTCATTGAAAGTGATGATCTATATCAAAAACAAAAAAGAGGAGCTTAAAACTCCTCTTTTATTATGCCTTCGCGCCAATCACTGAACCAACAACTGCACAAATTGTACGCGATGTTAGTATGTTATAGATTGGCCCATCCGTTACGCCTAGTGCTTTACAAATGGCTTTCATGACAGATGCGCCGATTGTTGCGCCTGCTAGACCGCCTACTAATGAGCCCAAGAATCCTTCGTCTACGTTGTTCTCTTTGATCGCTTGTGCAATCTTATCAGATACCTCCTCGACTACTTTCTCGTCAATTGGTTCGTTTTTTGCCAGGCTTTCATTTAGTTTTTCAGATAATCCTTTCATAGCTATTCGTTTATTGGCCCATCAGTTTGTAAACCAAGTCATGGTCTTCCAATGACATGTCTGTGTCTGCGATTGTGTAGATTGCAAAATAGTCATCCTTCTCCAAGAACTTGTCGAAGTTGCTCTTATTATGCTTGCGCAATTCACCTTCTTTGTCATATATGGTTGCGATTTGATTGGCAAGATTTTGAAGTACGCTGTCATCTATCTTTTTAGGATAGTCCGGGCAGTTAACCTTAGCACGCTTCTGGAGCACGTCGAGAATCATGGACTCTGCAGTAGCAGCATCGACTGATTCATTAACACTCTCTCGGATGCTCCATAGTTTGTGAATCTTGTCCTGATACTCCTGGTCGGCAGCATCTGCCATGCTAAGGATATCGTCCTCTACATAACTAATGAATGAATCAACAGTCTTGTGGTTAAGGAGCTCCTCTTCGTTTTCATACCAGTCAAGCACTTCGTTAGCAAGATCACGAAGATCGTCATCACTCATATGGGCACGAGATTCCTTGTTCTTTGTTGCAAGAAGATCGAATATGGCTTTTTCAGCATCGGTATTGCTGATTCCACGCGCTTCGTTTAAGCTCTCAATGAGCATGTCTTTTAAATCCTTCATGTCTTTATGACTTTATTCCGAAGAGCTTGCCGCAATCAGTTGCGACTGGCCCATAGCTTGGCTGCTGGCCTATTTCATTCTCGAGATTCTCGTCGTTGAATGGGATGATAACGATGTATTTCACGTCACTGTGTTTCCACATATCCTTAACAGCCTTGTCCACTTTTATCTGTAAACCCTCGTTGGTGTGTTCGCTCATGCTCTCGTTTAAAAACTCGACTAAGCTTCTCATCGGTTTATCTGCACTCTCTCTCAATACTTTGAGTTTATACAGGGTAGAATCGATAAGAGATAGAATGGCATCCACATCACTCTTGAGCTCGTCTTCTTTGAGGAACTTTTTGCCATCCTCAGCCAGTTCTCTGAGTGATTCGAGGTATTCGATAGCATTCATCTTATCAGTTGACATCACATTCTTGAGGTTCTTAACCACACCATGAATGCCCTGATACTCTTCGATGAGTGAATCTACGAGATCAACAACCTTTTCATAGAACTCATTTAGAGCAATGTGCGAACTATATTTGTCGGTCTTGAGATGGGCTTTCCAGGCTTCTACCATAGAACCCTGAAGTGTTCCTAAATATTCTTCAATCGTTTCAACTTTCATACCTTTTGTTTCTTATTTCAGACAGATGTATGACACGTTATTAACTACCTTAACATCCTGAGGCTTCATACTCAATAGAGCTGAGTACTCATCATCGTCAGTGCCAAGTAGATCTTGATAATCCTCGATCGAATTGAACGCAACAACAAACACTGCACCTTCGTATTGATCAAAGGAGAGGAATGCACGCTTGTACTTCTTGAAACCTTCTGCTGCATCGAGAGTAGTATATGCTGCCCCCTTGGAAGCTTCCCATTGAATTGCATTTGCAAGGGGTTGTTTTTCCTCGTTTATGTCATTTGTATTTTGCTCATTGACTTCGAGCTGCTCTTTCAGCATTTCACCTAGATCCTTCATGATTATTTGATGATATTTTTAGCCCAATCAATGTGTTTGTCGATATCGTATTCTTTTGCAATTTTCTCGAGGGTATCCTTTACTTCTTTGTGAGTAAACTCGATACCTTCATCATCCCATGCGTCTTTGAGACCCTGAGTGATGCGTTCTTCCAGAATATATTGCAAAGATTTCCAACCTCTACGTTCGTTGACGTCGGTATGAGGAGTCTCCTGGTTGTCATCTTGTTTAACACCCAAGGATTCTTTCAATGTTTCTTCTAGACTTTTCATTATCTCGTGATTTAATTTGACTTAGTTATAAAGGCTTTACATCGAATGTAAGACCATTTGCAAGAGTCACCATCTTATAGCCAGGATTCTCTTCAATATCAACCGCTGTGCATACTGCGGAAGGGTTGATGTATAGGCGTTTGCCATCTAATGTTTCGTAATTAGGTTCCATACAAATATAATAAAATTTATCATACGTTATTAAATAACTTTCGCTTGTGAATATATTTATTCAAATAATTATAACTATGGACCAAACAATTAAAGACAATTGGCTAGAATGCGTCCAGAATTTTGACGCTCAGGTTGAGGATGTGTATATTTTGCTTAACCCATTAAGTGATATCAAGCGGTTCTACGAACTTGTCAACAATATGTTCACAATAGAGGGTACCAGTGAGAATGGTGTATCACTCAAGCGCAGATCCGTTAGGATACTTGCAGCTAAGTATATATTAGAGTGTGAAAAAGATGCGAAATCTGACACGCCACAAACAACAGTTATTACATATCCGCTAAACCAACCCATACCTACATCCCCGGCTACTCCACTGCCTTGGTGGCAACAGCCAATTTACTGCACCAGTGATGGAAGGAATATTCCATATAATCAGGCAAACAATACAGTACAATGAAAACATATGACAAATGCAATATCATCGGAGATACTCATGGTCTGACTTTGTGGAAGGACTTAGTTATTGATGATGCGGTTAATGTGTTTGTTGGAGACTACTTCTCACCACACCGGTTTATTCCTTATGAAGATGTGGAGAAGAACTTCTTGGAAATTATTGAATATAAGAAGAAACATCCTCAAACTGTATTGCTCATCGGTAATCATGACGAAGATCATTGGCACATCTGTGAGATCTATCAGCGCCATCATTTCGAACATCGGACAGAGATTCAGCAGTTGTTCGAGACAAACAAAGATCTGTTTCAGATGGCATATTCTTTTAAAAACCAGATCTTAGTTACGCATGCCGGTGTCAGTAAGGGCTGGTATGAGTCGCGTATCGTCGGAGATAACCTCGAAGAAGAAGATCGTCTCAAACTCACACCAGACAAAGTGGCAGAGGAGATCAATCGGGTGTGGCATGAAGACCCTCGAGTAAACTTCTCATACGCTACTAACCGCAAAATGAGTGACTACGGAGCATACTCAAGTCTCCAGTCACCGATATGGATTCGCTTCAGTGCCTTGAAGGACTTCAATCTATTTGCCGGTATGCCGCACATTCAAGTGTTTGGACATACTATGGTAGAGAGTATCGAATCATACTGCGATGGATATAATGTTTTCAAAGGCAATCTATATGATGTGGATTGTCTGGAAACCACCAGAGAAAGCTTGCTTATTGAAATTGGAAAAGATCGTGTAAGACACGTATATCATTATCAAGTTGCAGATCCACCGCCTGCAGACCAATTGTAAACAAACACAATAAAATGGAAAATATATTACTTTTTTCGTTTACAACAAGCATCAGCGAGAACAAGAACTTGCAGATGGTATATGATGATAACGGTATGCTGCATATCATCGGCCGCTTTGGTGGGATGGATGAACATTCCGAAGATGGTAAGGCGTGGATTGACTATCCGAGCTTCTATCAATGCGCTGAGGACTTTAGAAAGCGTGCTCGTAAAGATGGGCTTATTGGGATACCCGGAGAGTTAGAACATCCAGTGGGTGTTGATCGAGATAAAATCACCCTTGAAAATATATCACACAAGATCGTAGACTTAGTCGTATCTGACTGTGGTGATGTCACTGGTGAGATTGTCATATTGGATACTCCTAAGGGTCGAATTGCAAAAGCTATCATAGACGAGGGATTACCTCTGTACATCTCATTAAGGGCAGAGTGCAACGTCCAATGGGATAGTATGCAGATCCCAAGGATCAACCTAATTAAGTTCATCACATTTGACTTAGCGAGTCAAACAAGTCTGGCATTATATGAAAAACCAGAAGCGACTATTGCAGAAACAAATAAACAAAATACTAGTATGAATAAGGAAAAACCAACAAAACGCAACAAGAAGTACGAAAGCCTGAACGGCAAGTACAAAGTTGACCAGAAGAAGCGTGCTGTCGTTTACTTCATCGTATCTAAGGGTGAGGTTATTGCCGGTGTAGCAAAGTGTAACGAAGGTGAAGTGTTTGATCTTGAACTCGGCCGTCAGATCGCATATCGTCGTGCTCACTACAATCAACGTGAACGTGATCTATTCTTGCTCCGCATGTTTATCGATGACATGAAGAGTTCAATCGACGCATTCAAAGACGCTCATTTGCTTTACTGTAAGCACTATGAGATTGCTCTACAACGTGCTGCTGAAGAAGAGAAGCTGCAGCTCGCTATGATGCGCGATCTTCGTCGCGAGATTGATGAGTTGATCAAGTATGGGCATGTACTCACAGAGGCGGAGCGTGAAGCGTTAAATCCTGGCGAGGGTGCCATCTCATGCGGCATCAAGAGAGAAGTCCGTGAGGATGTTAAAGAAGAGGAAAAGTAATTTGCCTATTCGATAAAAAGAGAGGGAAGATCACTAAAGATTTTCCCTTTCTTTGTATATAGATATAGAACCAAATAATTTGCATATGAATAACAAACCGTTTAAAAAAGGTGAACTCGTTATCACTTATTCAGGTGATCGGAGAGAGATTCAAGTTGAGCACAAGGTCGTCACCAGTGTCGGTGAGAAGTATGTCACCGTCATGAGTGTTGATTCTGCAGGCAAGCCTTGGGGCCGTAAGGAACAGTATAGCGTAATCACGCGATATTTAAAAGACTACCAGTCTCGTCAATTGTTTCATGATGAGCAAGAACTTCAAGAAGATCTCAAAGAGAAAGAATTAGTAACTAAGTTCCACCGTTTGGCTGACGTGTATGGTTTCAATCGGGAAGAGATCAAGCTTTTCATGGAAATCCATGAGGCTGGTATTGAGAACTGGAAAAACGAGCACTATAAAGCATAATGTATATGAAAAAGCTCAAATAATCCTAAAGATTTCTAAAATCATCGTATATAGACATGTAACATTAAATATATTACTTATGTACAGCGTTAAAAATTGCCCAAATTGGGTTCACAATCACAAGTACGCAGTCATTAGGGACTGTAGGAATGAGCAAGCACCAAACAACGGATTCTGGTTTTATGGGTCGTATGACAGTTTGATCACCGCTCAAGAGGCACTTAACGAGATCGGCAATGGTGTCATCGTCGAGTCGAAAGAGGTTGAGATGATCCCTCCGTACAACAATTTTGGATAACATTTCAAACAAATAAACAATATCAAAAATGGAAAAAGCATTCATTTACACAGTAGTAATTATCCTACTGTTGGCAGTAGTAGCCGCTTTTAGTTTTGGCCTTGGCGCCCTTGTAATGGTTCTTTGGAACTGGCTAGTACCGGCAATCTTTGGCCTCGGAACGATTACCTTCTGGCAGGGTTGGGGTCTGTTAGTCCTTACTAGCCTGTTGTTCCGCTCTCGCATGGGCGATAGTGTTAACAATTCTTGGAAAGAAACCAAGGAGAATCTCAAACGCGAGCTTAACATGAAGAAGTAACATGAGAGACAGTTTAACAATAGGGTTGCTTGTCATGTTCTGCCTATTGGGTGTAGCAAATCTCTATATGGGTTTCTACAATCAGCACAACTTCAATGAGCACGTTGCAGAACATGACAGTATCATGATCCAACAAAAGATCCACCCACAGGAATTGCGTGTGACTATTAACTACGTCTATCCACATGACACAGCAACTATTCAGAAAAGCAAGTAAGACCGCCACTACTGGCATATGGTTTGCAAGAGTCAATCAAGACCTTAGAGACTTTTGTCCTCGGGCATATGGAAATGGATTCCGTGCGCGTCGTGAGCAGTTCCGAGGTTTTGCAATTCAAACTCTAGCCGTAAATGCTTTCGGATATTCACTGCAGGTGTGGTTTGAAGTAAAGTAGGCACAAAAAAACCACTATATTAAATCATGTTTAACTTATCATTACATTTAATCGGTTTGTATGGGGGTATCGTGCTGTATCTGATCAGCATCCTCATGTTCGAATCGTTCAAACCGAGGATCGTGAATCTAATCTTCTTCGGATTGGCATGTGTTCCAGGTTTCGGTTTGATCTTTATGACGGGCATTTTGCTATGGCAAATATTCGGTCATGATAGGCAACCATATCTGATAGACATGGATGAACGATGTTTCTGCGACATCATAGTCCGGAGAAACAAATTAAATCGATGGCTGTTCAACGACATCGATTGGAAACACTGGGATAATGTAATCGCCCAGCAAAAAGAAACCGTTGAAAAATCCAAACAGTTATAAACCCAAACAAAAATCAAAATGGAAACAAGACATTATTTGACATTGGCGATTATCGCCTTCGTAATCATCCTCGTTCCGACGACTATGTGTCGCTGCACGCGAGTTGATTCGTCGGAAGTTGGAATCAAGTTCAACAAACTGTCACTGACTGATCAGGGCAAGCTCGACGCAACCACGGTATCCGGCTATGTATTCTACAACCCGATCACAACCGACGTGTACACCTATGAGACGTATATGCGCTCCGTGGATTACAAACCTTTCCGTGTGAAAACGAAAGACGGAACAGAGTTTACGATGGATCCTATGCTCAACTACAACCTCGAACGTGAACGTGCTATTGATGTATTCGCGAAATTCCGCCGCCCGTTAGAGCATATTGAAGCCACATATATCCGAAATGCTATCTATGACGCATACCGCATCCACGCCAATAAGTATACCGCCGATGAGTTGATGGCTAACCAAGCTAAATTCGAAGCAGAAGTTAAAGAAGCACTCGATTCAGTTCTCGGTACAGAGGGATTCTATGTCGCACAGTTTACCTCGCTGATTGATCCGCCTGAGAGTTTGAAAAAGACTATCAATGAGAAGAACCAAGCAGTACAGTCCGCGTTGAAAGCCGATAATGAAGTCAAAAAGGCAGAAGCCGAGGCCAAGATTGCAGTTGCCAAGGCAGAAGGAGATGCTCGAGCCATGCGTGTGAGAGCCGATGCAGAGGCTTACTACAATCGCACGATCTCCGCATCACTATCCGAGCGTATCGTCCAGGAGGATTGGATCGAAAAGTGGGATGGACATCTACCACAGGTTTCAGGAGGCAATACGCCACTGATCTCAATCCCGAAGTAACAACTATATACATATGCAAAAGGTTTGGTCAGACATCGTCGTGAGATGAGGTCTGACTTTCTTTATTATATAAACATGATAGGTGAAACACAAATAGAATCCAAGCACTTAGGTACACTGTATGAGAAACAGGATAAGTCAAATCCCCACACATTTGATCTAGGTAAACTATCTCATAGTGGACGTCACATACATGATATAACAGAAGAGTGAGGGCTAAATCAGCTCTACTATTTTTGTATATTATCTATATGATACATATCAAATACAATCCAAACGATAAGCGATATATCTTCTTATATGGGGACGACACCGAGCTCAAAGCTCTCGAGTCGTACCTAAATAAGATCCCCCAATATATGTTCCTACCGAGCTTTGCCGGTATACCAAAGCCGGAAGTGTTCCTGTTCAAGTTCAAGAAAGATGGACGGGTTATATACTATACTTATGCGGGTTTATGGAAACAGGTGGTGGATTGGTGTAATGATAATAACGTAGCACATGACGATCTAGACGGAGTATTTAAGTATACTGAGTTTAGCATGTCACTTGATGAGTTTGCACAACACGTGGCTACCTGGAATCTTAACATTGACCCTCGCGGATATCAAGTTCGTGCTGCGTGGCTGATTCTTAAGTACCGAGTTTCTCTATCCCAACTAGCCACGCGTGCCGGTAAGACTCTCATCGCGTATATGGTCTTTCGTTATATGCTTGAGAACGGAGGGGCCCATAGCGTATTGATGATAGTACCAAACACAACTCTCGTCAAGCAGGCTGTTAAGGACATGGCTGAATATAAGGAGTTCTTCAAGACGGAAACTGTGTGGGCTGGAGGAGAATTGTGTATAGGTTCAAACCTGACTGTTGGAACCTTTCAATCATTAGTTAAACGTTGCGATCGCAAATCATCTAAGTACGACCCGAAGTTCTTCAATAAGTTCGATGTGATATGCTGCGATGAGGCGCACACAAGTAAGTGCGCATCCATCAAGACTATCTTATCACAAGACTTCATCAAAACTGTTAAGCTCCGTTTTGGTTTCTCTGGGTCCTTACCTCCCAAGAATACCATTGAATCATTCACCACACAATCGCTACTCGGACCAATGATTCAAGACATCCGTTCTAAAGAGTTGATGGATGAAGGATTCATTACACCTGTTGAGATACATCAGGTCCGTATCAATTATGATTGGACGCCGGAACTCAAACGACTCTATCTGAGATGCGGTGAATACCTATGCAGCACCCCGAAGATTGAGTACTATACCAACAAGAAGGGCAATTTAAAAAAGCGCAACAAACAACTACCAAAGGATCGGCAGGAGTTCACTATGAAAGAGGAGCGTGAGCTGCCATTCACCCTGCGTAAGATCAAGCCGTTATATAATGACGATGAATACATATCATATTTGATTGACTTGTGTAAGGCTCGCGGTTCGAATCTGTTGTTATTAGAGCAGATGATAGTCCACCGCAGCCAGAAGCGTGTCGATATTATGGATGACCTCATTGCAAGTTTTGAAAAGAACTGTGTTGTATTTGGTCATCATACTGAATACTTAGTGTATCTATATAACCACTTCAAGCAGAAGTTCCCAGATCGAAACGTGTATATAATTGTAGGTAATACTACAGTTAAAGCACGTGAGAAAGTGATCGATGCACTTGTTAAGGATAAGGACGCCATCTTGGTGGCTAGCTACGGTTGCGTTGGAACTGGATTGACCCTAAAGAACTTGGATTATGGCATCTTAACTCAATCGTTTAAGTCTGGCGTTATCAACAAACAATCTATAGGTCGTGGACTGTGTCTTGCCAATGACAAAGACAAATACCGATTGTATGACCTTATCGACGTGCTTCCAACGAAACGATTGTATACACAGGGCCTAGCAAAGATACGACTCTATAAAGAAGAAGAGTTTGAATACTACATACATGAAAAATAAAAGAGGACCGATAAGTCCTCTTTTGTTGTTATACGCCGTACTCTTTGAATTTCGCATCGAGCTTTGCAAATAGCGCTCTCAATTGGCGCTCCGTACTGTTACGACGTTCTAGGTAGTCCTTAACGCCTAGACCGAAGTTATATCCGCTACGCTTTTGCGCTTTGATCATGTCAACAGTTTCTTCGATGTAGCTATTGTATAGTCTTAACAAGCCGCCGTTTACCCAAGCTGCATCTGAGTGCTTTGATGACTTAGCCTCACCATTGATGAGTTTGTTGAGATCGTAGAAACTAACATACTTGCTACTATCGTTTCCAGCCTGTGTCATGACACTTTGCATGAACTTCATATAGCGATCCATGTACTCTCTCATGAGTTTGTCGATCTCCTCTGTGCTAGAATCATTAAACTTGCGATTGGCGATGATCTCCCTGTATCGCTTGATGTTTTCCTTAGCGTTATTTCGGCAGTATGTATAGAACTCACCAAGTGTCTTCCAATCATCAGTCAAATCAACGCCTCCGGCACGTTTACCAAGCTCGCCTTGAATACGTTTGAGAGCGCGGTCCTGTGCATCTGGAGTAGGAATCATACCTTCTCTGTCTCTTCTGCGTTGGTTCTGTACAGTGCGGTTATCATTTTCAGCCAGGTTGATGACATATAATGTATCGCATCCTCTAATAAGATCATCAATCGCCTTTTTACCATCCTCTTGCTCCAACTTCTTCTTGTTAGTACAGCGGTACACGCGGTCCCAAGATGAGGTGTAGATAAGATGGAGCTCGTCGTTGAGATAACCAAAGATATATACATAGCCGAGAGGCACTTCGTGTTTCTTATGGTTTAAGCCGGCATACACCTCTTTGCCTGCACGTTTAGCACGAATCATACTCAACACTACGTCGATGTCTTTGTTCTGGCTATTTTCGTCACCGGTGACACGTTTCTTTACCATGGTGATATCATCGTCTTCGATCTTATCCCACATGGCGTTATCCATATGTGTATCCTTGCAAAAATTAGAAAAATTACTTGCAAACGGAAGACAGTCATTGGCAAACATTCTAACGAGTTTACTTTCAAATGACTCGTTAATCATCGCTTCATATATTTCAAATAAACTTCTCATAAGTCTTTTTTGTGTATTCCTAAATAAAGGGTCCATACGTCATCTGGCACATCCACGTCCAGGCGGATTACATAACTATCCTTGATAGAATCTACGATATGCTGCATATCCTTGAGGTACTCATGCCATTCACCACTACCATTCAATCCACCATATATCTTAGCTATATAGTGGTCATCCCGACCTTCTACCATGTACACTGTTACAAGTGCTAGATTAGACTTGTTTTTGAACTCTAATTTTGCTTTAAGCTTGTCATCGAGATCGTGGGTTTCTTTCCACTTCTCACCGAATTGCTCATAGTGCTTCTTGAGTTCGTCTTCGTCCTCATGTACCTGCACCTTAAGGTTGGACATGATATAGCTATGCATTAGAAAGTTCTGAAGTGTCATAGTATAACGATTTTACTTTTTGGAGTGCCAGAGAAGCGTGATACAATCTTTTCGTCAATTTTCATGCCGTCACACTCTTTGATCTTGATATACTTAGCTTTTGGCATACCCTTAAGGGACTTGATAGTACAATTCCTAATTATTAGGCCGCAGCACTCTTTAACATCACAGTCGCTAAAGTCAAGACCCTTACTATATTCAATAGTTATGTTATTCTTAGGCATATTAGTTGGCAGACCGCGTACAGATGTTATCTCTTGACCGCATAAGACGAAGGCTAAACGCTCATCATCGGGATCTGCAAATTTTATGAAGCTTGGCAAGTTCTCCTTAAAGATATCAACTGTATGGTCTCCGGAGAATGCATTAGCTGATCTGATTCGTATCTTGCCGTTTACAATTTCAAAATTACGCGCGTCATTAGAACCATCTCGAACTGAATAATCATACAGATCATGGCAATGGTCTTTAAACCATGCGTTTACGTTGACAGCAGTAGCTAAATCTTGTGCAGTCTTATCCAGAACGTCATTATCGTCCATATGTATAGCCTCATATATGTCTAATAAAGATCTCATATCTAAATAATAAGCCAGTTTTGATTATATTGTTATATAAACACAGCTAATATGGTTAAAGATATTGTAGCATTTGACGTAGAAACCACAGGTTTAAATCCTCAGAAGGATTTCATCATTCAGCTTGTTCTCAAAAAGTTGACGGGTGATACTCTGGAGGTTAAGGAAACCAGGCAGTGGTATATCGAGCCAATTCACGCTTATGAAATCACTCCTCAAGCTCAGGAAAAACATGGTATAACCAAAGAGTTCTTGAAGAAGAATGGCGTGCCTCTCAAAAGTATCGCTCAAGAAATCCTGGACTTCTTTGATGGTTGTGACATTCTGACATTCAATGGTAACACATTTGACGTTAACTTCTTGTATTCAAATCTCAAGCAGATTGAATATGAGTTCGATATCAACAACCGCATTTTCTATGATGCATTCCTAATGTACAAGAAACTGCACCCCTCTACTCTGGAGGCATTGTATCTGCACTATACTGGTAATATCTTGGACGGTGCACATAATGCGTTCAACGATGTAGACGCCACTATCGAAGTATTCAAGCACTTACATCAAGGTCCAGGCGATAGATGGGAAGGTCTCACCCGTGCTGATATGGATAAGATGGAGGAGAACTACATCGATTCACCAGAGCGCTCCGTATGTTATAAGCCAGGCATCAACCCAGATGAGAAGATCATCGTGTTCGCTACCGGCAAGCACAAAGACGAAGAGTTCATGAAAGTATGCAAACAGGATCCATCTTACATCAAGTGGTTCATGGACAATGTGGCATCGGAGTTCACAAAGAACATGCTTCGCGTCTACTATAACAAACATAGGTCTAAATCCTAGGCCTATTTTTGCTATGTTAATACATCAAGAGATTGTTTAACTTCTAATTATAATCTAGATGAAAGAAAAAAATCGGAGAAATCCAAAGAAACAAAAACAGGAACAAGAAGAAAAGCGCGTCAATATAGAACGCCGTCAAGTTGCTGTTATTGCAAAATCCAAAAACCTTAAGAGTACGTTTGATTTCGAATGGCCTGAGTGGACTAAGGAAACCGACCGTATCAAAGCCAATACCAAGCGCTATGCAGACATGCCGATTGCAGAAGTATTCGGTGTCAAGGCTGATCAAGTGCCAGGTTATCAAGAAACCCCGCGCGAACTGCATGTCGGTGAGATTATCAAAGTCGACATCGACAACGTGGCAACAAGCAAGCTGAGTGGCTGTGCAACCAAGCAGATCCTCTTATCGGCAGTCAATCTCGGTAAGTATAAGATCATGCAGGAGGTTAGCAATACTCATCCGCTGTTGCTCAAGAATCTCGATGCAGAAGTTGTACGTGCTAACCGCGAGACAGTATATGTCGATGTTATCAAGCCGATGTTTGACGGATGGCTGCAGCCGATCCTTAAAGATCCGGATGTGCAACGCAACGTTAAGCTCGCTCAGACGATCAAAGTTAAGAATCTCCAGCTGACTCGTGGTGGATTTATCGGCCAGGCAGTTATTCCGGTAGTTTCTGCATTCGTAGGACAGGAGTATACTGTAGAAGCATTCATTCCGGGTTCACAAATCGTATTGAATATCGAATCCGACTTCGAACAATGGGTTGGACAGGATGTGGAAGCATTTGTTACCAACTACATTCCGAAACCGGGTGAGCGCGAAAAGATGTCTCTTGTATGTTCTCGTAAGGACTATCTGAAGCTCCAGGGAGACAAGAACATCATCAAGCTGTTCGGTATGTACTGCGACAATGATGATAAGTGGACTAAGGAAACGGAGAAGAAGCACCTCGGCTTGGTAACTGGTATCATCAACAGCTCGAAGAAGTGTGGTGTATTCGTTGAGATTCCAAGTCTGTCTATCACAGGTATGATCGAGATGCCGCCTGCCAACCTTTGCGATTTCAAACCGGGCGATGAGGTGCGCGTTAACATCGTAGATTTCGAAGAGAATACGTACTTCGACCCAGTAGTAAAACAATACGTCCACGACGCTCCATATGAGATCGAAGACGGAGTATTGCGAAGCTGCAATATCAAACCAATTTTAA